TCAGACGATCACGCCCTGGCTGCGCAGGTAGTCGTCATAGCTGCCGCTGAAGTCGGTCACGCCGTTCTCGCCCAGCTCGATGATGCGGGTAGCCAGCGAGGAAACGAATTCGCGGTCGTGGCTGACGAAGATCAGCGTGCCCGGATAGTTGTCCAGCGCCAGGTTCAGCGCCTCGATGGACTCCATGTCCAGGTGGTTGGTCGGCTCGTCCATCACCAGCACGTTGGGGCGCTTGAGGATCAGCCGGCCGAACAGCATGCGGCCCTGCTCGCCGCCGGAGATCACTTTCACCGACTTCTTGATCTCGTCGTTGGAGAACAGCATGCGGCCGAGGGTGCCGCGCACCAGTTGTTCGCCGCCCTGGGTCCACTGGGCCATCCAGTCGAACAGGCTCATGTCGTCGGCGAAGTCGTCGGCATGGTCCTGGGCGAAATAGCCGACGTCGGCGCTGTCGGTCCATTTCACCTCGCCGCCGTCCACCGGCAGGTCGCCGACCAGGCAGCGCAACAGGGTGGTCTTGCCGATGCCGTTGGGGCCGATGATGGCGACGCGCTCGCCGGCCTCGACCTGCAGGCTCAGGCCCTTGAACAGCGGCTTGCCGTCATAGCCCTTGCTGATGTTTTCCACGGTCACCGCCTGGCGGTGCAGCTTCTTGTATTGCTCGAAGCGGATGAACGGGCTGACCCGGCTGGACGGCTTGACCTCTTCCAACTGGATCTTGTCGATCTGCCGGGCGCGGCTGGTGGCCTGCTTGGCCTTGGAGGCGTTGGCCGAGAAGCGGCTGACGAAGGATTGCAGCTCGGCGATCTGCGCCTTCTTCTTGGCGTTGTCCGACAGCAGGCGCTCGCGGGCCTGTTCGGCGGCGGTCATGTACTCGTCGTAGTTGCCCGGGAACAGGCGCAGCTCGCCGTAGTCCAGGTCGGCCATGTGGGTGCAGACGCTGTTCAGGAAGTGGCGATCGTGGGAAATGATGATCATGGTGCTGTTGCGCGCGGTGAGCACGCCTTCCAGCCAGCGGATGGTGTTGATGTCCAGGTGGTTGGTCGGTTCGTCGAGCAGCAGCACGTCCGGGTCCGAGAACAGCGCCTGGGCCAGCAGTACGCGCAGCTTCCAGCCGGGAGCGACGGCGCTCATCGGGCCGAAGTGCTGCTCCAGCGGGATGCCCAGGCCGAGCAGCAGCTCGCCGGCGCGGGACTCGGCGGTGTAGCCGTCGAACTCGGCGAACTGGACTTCCAGCTCGGCCACCGCCATGCCATCTGCCTCGCTCATTTCCGGCAGGGAGTAGATGCGGTCGCGTTCGGCCTTCACCGCCCAGAGTTCCTCGTGGCCCATGATCACCGTATCGATGACGCTGAAGTCCTCGTAGGCGAACTGGTCCTGGCGCAGCTTGCCCAGGCGCACGTTGGGTTCCAGCATGACCTGGCCGGCGCTCGGCTCCAGGTCGTTGCCGAGGATCTTCATGAAGGTCGACTTGCCGCAACCGTTGGCGCCGATCAGGCCGTAGCGGTTGCCGTTGCCGAACTTGACGGAAACGTTCTCGAACAGCGGCTTGGCGCCGAACTGCATGGTGATGTTAGCTGTAGATATCAAGGCATTGTCCTGCGGGGCTTTGCGGGATGGTTACGCGCTTTCCTCTGCTTCCTGTACCAATTCCGTACCAGTTTTAACCCTGGTCTGTAGCTTCTCCAGCTCGCTCCAATCCGAGGCGGAGTTCAGCCACTTGGCATAGGTCGATAGCAGCATCTGCACGCTGTGGCCTAGCTGCCCAGCGATAAACGCAGGGTTCATGCCAGCCATCAGGCACATGGTCGCGTATGTGTGGCGGGTGTCATACTGCCGGCGCCTTCGGATGGATAGAGCATCAAGCGCGGCGTGGAAGTGCTTTATGGTAACACTTGGCTCCTTGATCCACAGCCCGCCTTTGCTGGGCGGGAATACGAACGGACTGACCGCGAACTCCGAGACTGATGCGACGCGCTTCAGGCGCGCAATCCGCTTGGCCTCTGCCAGGGCATTCAATGCTCGATCATTGAGCAGCACGTCGCGCTCATGCTTGGTCTTTACGCGCTCCTCGATCCCGCGATCTATGACAATCCGGCACACATGGATGCGTCGGTCCTCTTCGTCTACCTCGTCCCATCGAAGGGCGAACGCTTCTCCTGGCCGCAGCCCAGTGAAGAACAGGAATTCGTACAGTGCGGCGTAGATCCTTGAGTACTTCCCAAGGGTCGAGTACAGGTGCTGGATGATGCGTTCTGCCTCATCCCTGGTGAATGGATCTACCAGCTTCTTAGACACCCGCGGCTTCTCAAGGGGCGCCATCGGGTTCTTCTTGATCAGGCCGTCCTTCACAGCGGAATCTAGGATCGTCGAAAGCTTGAACATCGCGTTTCGCTTCACGCCTGGCGACGTCCACTCGATGCTGCTGATGATTCGGCGCAAGAGGGTAGGGGTGATCTGATCAAGCCGGGCTACTGCTAGATGCGGCATCCAGTATTGGTTGAGGATGCTCTTGTAGTTCTTGCGTGTCCCAAGCACGATTTCTCGGCTGTCTAGCCAGAGTTGAGCATGCTCACCGAACAGAGGGATTTGGCTGCTGACCGATTCCGCAATCGCAGACCCGGGGAAGAACTCTGCATACTTGGCTTCATCCATGATGCCCAGCTTGATTGCCTGGATTACCTGATCTCTAAGACCGGATGCAGTCTTAATCCCTTTTTGCGTCGCGGGATAGGGGAGTGTTTCGCACTTCCTTGTTCCGTTCCACATGAAGCGGATACGGATAGAGTTGCCGATGACTTCCACCCCGGTGGGCATACCCAAAGGCTTTCGAGCCATTCGTCGTATCTCCGTCGACTGTAGATTATTTTCCCGTTGACCTTGTTCCAGACGCCTTCTGGAATCTGTCCCTTTGACCGTCTGGTTTGTAGGGCGCGGTAGGTTATCCCAAGCAGCGCCGCCATGACCTGTTCGGGCACCTTGTCTTCGTACTCGATTTGCTCTGCGGTACTCATAGGCAATACCTCTCCGCCCCAGCTATTGCCGGGGAGGGCATGATGGTAGGATTTAGACGCCCAGCCGGGTTAGCTCAGGGAGAGCTAGTGGCGCCCGGCTGGGTTTTCTGAAGATCCCGCTTTGCGACTGTGATGAGGAATCCAATGAAGTCTCTATCACTAGCATTGCGAGCTACTTTGTAAGCGGCTTCTAATCCTGGGATGTGCTGCTTTTTGACGGTAGGAACTTCTCTACTACTCACTCCACGCCTCCTGCCTTCCTTGCCTTTAGCATGGCATCTGCGGTCTCATAAGCTACTGCGGCCATGTCACTGATGACATCACTTCCGCTATGAAACTTGCCGACCATGGTCTCTTTCCAAAGAACCTGCTGAAGCCCGCAGATAACTTGCGCCGCGAAGTAGTCGCGCAAGGTCATGCCGCCTTGAGGTCCAAAGGCTTGATTTTGCGTTCCGCTGTATGGCCTGGGAAACGCTGGTCCACCGTGATCTTTCTTCATTCCCCACCTCCCATATACTTGCCGATCTCGGCTGCGGCGCGAGTGATTGCTCGCCGAGTTGCCGCATACGGATTTTCTGTGAAAACTTCCAGGCACGGGTTCAACCCGTCGCCATTTGATGGCTCGGCGGCTACTTCCTGAAAGCCGTTGTAGAACGTTATGTCTAGGCGAAGCTTCACTGCCAGCATCAGCGCGCTGCGGTCGTCGATAAGCGGGTTCCAGGCCGTGCATCCATCGACAATCCAAAGGCTGGCTGTTGCGGGATCGACTATGGCATCGCGTTCGGCCTGACGCTGTTCATTGATCTGCATACCAGCCGCCCGCGCCGCCAGTTCGAGTAGTTCGCGGTCGTTCATTGCTTGGCTCCTTCTATGGCTGCGTCGATTTCAGCGTCCAGGTCCTCCAGATTCAGGACTATGTTTTCCGGGGTCATCCCTGCGAATACCCCGCCTCGGCTGATCGTTTCCAGGTCGCGTTCCCGCAGCCACCGATACCGCGCAGCATCCTTCGCCATGCGCCGAATCTGCTCTGGAATGCTGACATTGCCGCCGTCTGGAGGGTCCATGTAGTAGGTGCCGGGTAGGGCGCTTGCGCACTGGTCAATCTCCGCCTTGAGCCTGTCGATCTCGTCCTCCACCCTCAGAGCCGCGCGGCTGGCTTGCCAGACCCTCCAGTCGTGGAACGGAGTGTCATAGATGTATTGATGCGGCGGACTCTCATAGCGATCGAGGCTGAATCCATAGTGGCCGCCATTGATCTTGAGGGCATAGTTGCGCACGAACCACGCTTCAAACTCTTCTCTCATTGCCTGCTGCATCTGCTCAACTCCTGTCCTTTCTGTTCTGTCTGCTCGTAGAGGTTCTGGAAGTCCCCGACTATCCGGAAGATGCCGAAGACGATCAGCGCGATGACCAGCAGCGCGACCAGGGTTTCGTTTTCGTTGTCCACGGTTGGTCCTCCGGGGGTCGGATGCGTTGGTTTATGCTGGTGGTCTCCTGGCCCAAAATCGGCCAGTTTCTATGCTGGAACCCAGAAGGCATGCTGGTTTCAGCCTGGCCGATGGTGGTGGTGGAGTCGATTCCGGAATCCCGGCATCGGAGGGAAATCAGAGGGTTACTCTTGCTCGCTCAGCAGGGCGCGCAACTCTTCAAGTGCGCCAATGCGGTCCTGCGCATCTGAACTGGTAAGTGCCGGAGTTACGATCCGCCGCAACAGCCCCTCGCTGACCACCACATGGCCCGCGGGGACGGCTCGGGCGTTCCAGTCAGCGATGGCGATTTCACGCTGATCTTTTGTGGCTGGGACCATCATGGTTTCGCTGTCGAGGAACACGCACTCGGCAGAGTGATCACCTACGATCCGGTGCCAGTCGTGGTTGCTCGCCAGGCGCATCGAGCATCCGCAGAACGGACACGGTTTCAGTTCTTCAGCCATTGCCGTTCTCCTTGTCCTGGTTGAGCAGGGCGCGAAGCTCTTCAATCAGCCCAAGCGGGATAGAGCCCTTGTAGTTAGTTGCCATAATGAACTCCAAGGTCAGCCGCAACAGCCCCTCGCTGACCGTCTTGCCGTTGAGGCGCGCCAGTTCGTCGAGACAGGCGTTCCAGCCTCGGTTCCTGTGCAAACCTGGGATCGTGGATTGCCCACTCTTCCGCTCCGGCACAACCACCACCCTTGCGCGCAGTTCCGCGACTTCCTCCCTGAGCGCCTGGGCCTCGGCGGCGAGGGTGTCGTAGTCCTTGGCCATCACAACCTCAGGGCCATGCGGGTCATAGCTGATCTTGTTCCCCGCCTCGGAAAGCATCTTCACTACGGAGTAGCGGTGGACCTCACTCATGACCTACCTCCTTGCGGGGCGCGGCGGCGAGCGGCCAGGAACCCCAGCCCCAAGCCTGTTTGTCTTCGGTTGGGTGCTTGTCCGTGCGCGGTCTGCTCGGGCAGTTCCAACTCCTGCCCTTCACTTCCCACAGCAGGTGCCAACCAGCTGCGCGGAGGCTGCCACCGCTTTCGCTAGCCAGGATGTAGGTCAGGCCGCGTCGATATCCCTTGTCCTGGGCGATCCTCCGCGCTGCCGCATACAGCATGCTGCAAGCGTTTGGAGTGCCATCGGTACATAGGCGGGTCACTTCCGCCGTCAGGCCGTCATCCAGGGCCCTAGCGACAGGACGGCCAATCACGGCGACACCGACCAGGTTTCCGTCATCGTCATGGACGGCCTGACGCCAGAGGGCTCCGACCGGCACGTTGTGGTGCCGGTGGTGTTGTCGAATGAAGTCGTCGGCCAGGTCGCGAGTGATGGGGCGAACTTCGATCATTGGTCGCCTCCCTGCGCCGGGGAGGGTTGCGAGCACATATCGCATGGTTCAGTTTCGTACTCGGGAGGCTGAAGCTCGCCGCAGTAATGCGGTCCACTGACTACGATCTGGCCAGTGCCGTTGCAGGTCGCGCACTTCGGGGAGGGTTGCGCCAGGGCGGCGCGGGCTTGCCACGCTTCCCATGCATCGTTTGTGAACTTGGCGTCCCAATTCACGGCGATATGTTCCGGCATGCCGCAGTGCTTGCGTACGAAGAGTTCGAACGCCGCGCGCTCATCCCCGCCTGCCTGCTCTACCGGTGCCGGAATATCCTTTGGAGGCATGGCCGCATCACAGTTCTGGCACATGCCGGAGCCGGCAATGAACCCTGCGTCATAGCTGTCGGCTTGGAACTCGGCGCCGCAAGGGCAGCGCACATCGGTCAATTCGTTGCTCATAATCCCTTCTCCTGCCGCTCAATAGCGGCGATGAATTCGACAATCTCTGTGCTTAGGTCCATGGCGCCAATGCTGTTGTGGACCCCGACGTAGCGGTTTGCGCGCTTCAGAAGGAGCACCGCGGTGCGCAGGCAAGGGTCACGCTTGGTCTTCGCCTTGACTTCCATTGCCCACCTCCGGGTAGACCAGAACACCCTCGGCGCCCTGGGCTTGGTTGATCGCTATCTGCCTCACCGCTCTCGCGAATAGCAGAATGTCGTCTGGGGTCATGAGCTGGCTTTCTTCAGGCCAGCCGGTGACCGTCACACCGCCAGGGCGGTGATTCGCTGTTAGCTGGTGCATGGGGTTATTCCTGCTGGTTCAGGGGTGGCAGACTTCGACGACGCGGTGATAGTCGCCACGGAAGGGCATGGCCTTGTAGCCCTGGTTCATGGGGTAGATTCCCCAGGACTGGCGAGAGCAGGCCGCCATCATCGCCGCGTACTTGATGACCTCGATGACGTCTTTCTTGATGTACATGACATGGCCCTCATGCACCCATCGCCGACTTGATCTGTGCCGAGTGACTGCGGCTGACGGGAATCCAGTTCTCGGTTCCGAGCAGAAGCACTTCGCCGGCCTGGGTGTCGTCTGGCCGGCGCTTGAACATGCTGATCAGAGACCGGCGAACCAGGGCCTTACGGTGGGTGCGGATGAACTCGGCGGAGAACTCTGTTTCCAGGTTCTTGAGCGCATCGCTCAGAACCAGAAAGCCTTCCCGGTAGTACGCGATGACGTACTTATCCTCGGCGACGAAGTGGGTGATCTGCTCAACCGGGATTTCCTTGGAATGTTTGCCGAATGTTGCTTTGAGTACGGTTCGCATATCGGCCTCACTTGATCCTGATAGAGGATTTCGCCCGCTCCAGATGAGCGCCGGGTACGTCCTTGCCGTCTTTCAAAGCCCGCGCGATTGCATTCTTGTCAGGACTGGTTTCGACCTTCGCCTTGACCAGTTCGTCGGGCAGCTTCTTTTCGTCGTCGATCACGGCGATCTCTCGCCCTTCAACGTAGGTGATGGAAAAGAGGGGGCAACTGATCTTCTTGATGCCGGCTGCTTCCATGTTTTCCCGAAGGTATTCCTTCATCGAGTCCTGGCGAGCCTTGATTGCCCTCTTCCGGTCGTTCAGTCGCTCTATTTCACGGTCGAGCGCTTCGACGTCGGTATCCATGTTCAGGACGACCGTTGCCAGGGCCTTTCCTTTTTCTTCGAACTCTCCCCCGATTGCTTGCATGGTGTCCCGGACAGCCACAGCCATGCCTTCATCAGCCGTTTCTGCCAGGGCTGCAAGTTCAAGAAACTGCTCGGTGAGCTTGTAGAGTTGGGTCATGCCGCCTTCTCCTCGGTGAATCGCTTGATCTGCTCGGAGAATTCGCGAGCAATGCGCTTGACGCCACTATCGTCTTTGCGCGCAGTGAGCTTGCGCACGGCAACGTCGTGGATCTTCTTGAGTTCGTACTGGGACTGGGCGCCTTGCATCGTCTCGATAATCGATTTGATGTAGGCGAGGCGCTCTTCCTTCGCCTGCTCTTCTGCGGCCTGCTGGTCCTCGGCCTTGGCGATCTGCTCCTCTTCACGACGTGCTTCCACATAGTCGCGGTCGTCGAACAAGCCAAGGAAGATGTCCGCGCTGAACCCGAGCATCGCGAGAGATTTCTTCACGGCGTCCGTTAGTGATTTTTTCGGAGCCTCGGTGTCGGTGGTGATTCCCCACTTGGACCGGTAGGAGAACGGCGTGCAACCGTATTGCTCTACCTCTCCGCGCTTGCCGTCCAATTCGAACCACAGTTTGATGCGCACGGTGTGCCCGACTTCGTGACCAATTAGTTCGCTGACCTTCTTTCCGTCAGCGTCGGTGATTTCACGGAAGATCGGGCCGCCCTGGTCAAAGCGCTCCTCGATGACCGTCCAGCCCCACCCGATCCCGACAGGGCCGAACATCTGGGTAGCCTTCATGATCATGTGCTGGCCGCTGATCGACGTGATCTGCTGACCATCGACTTTTGCGCTCTTGGTGGCAGATGGGTCGGTTGCTTGAACCTGATCCCATAGCCGCATGTTTTGGGTATGCATGAGTGATCCTCGCCGCGCATGCGCAGCCAATGAAGGGAGGGGTTAGAAGGGAAAAGCGCTTACGGCGCCACTCGGCAGCGTCACCCCTGCGGGATGAATAGCGTTGCGCTAGAAGCCGCTGCTGCGGGTGTTTTCTTCATGCCGCCCACCGCCCGCTGGGGAAGCCGCAGTTATCCGGATTACCGGCCTGCTGCGGACAGGTGCGTAACGGGCTGTTCTGCCGTGACTTCGCCGGTGACTGCGCCGCCAAGGTCAATTGCCTTGAACACGATCAGGATCGCAACCACCGCGCCGATGAGGGTGCGCTTGGTGTAGATCAGGACGCGCTTGAGGTGGTGGTTCATGGCGAAACCGCCTGGATGTTTGATTCAATCCAGTTGCGCATACGCTGCCAGCGGTGCTCTGGAGTTTCGCGTCCCCACTTCATCGAGCCGTCGTCCTGTCTCTCGTAGGAGCCGGGGTATTCGTCGTTTTCGAAAACGATCTCGGCAGCCAGTGCTGGAGCGATGCCGAACACTGCCGCCACAGTCTCTCGGCAATTCGGATCGATCCCACTCATGTCTATCCCGCGCTTAGCGCCGAGCACGCCGATGGTGCAGAACTGTCCGTCAGCCTCAAGCTCATCAGCGATAAGGCGCTTTTCCGGCATAGCGTCCAGAGCATCGCGCAGTTCAATAAGGAAGGCCTGTCCACGCTTGCCTTTAATCGCGGAGTTAACCGCACCACGCCAACAGATCAGAGACCAACTGTCCAAATCGTCGCAATATCCACTTCTGCTCATGGCGTCACCATCCCTACGAAAGCCCAGGCGAACGCGAGAACGCTGCCCACAAAAAAGCCGCCGAAGATCAGGACTTGGGCGGCCTTGGTCAGGTCGATGGTGATGGTCATGTGGATGACTCCTGGCGGCGGTAGCCGGCGTCGTAGAGTGCGTAAAGCGTAGGGTACTGATATGGAACTCCTTGAATTGACATAGCCATATCACCGACTGCCTTCTCCCGCTCCTCGGCGGCGATCTGCTCGGGGGTGCGGATGGGGCGGAACAGCATGTCGCACGTGCGGTATAACTGTTCTTGTGCGTCGTCATACGCAACTAGCGACTCTTCGCTGATGTACCGAATTTCACAGGGACGATACTCAGGCCAGATCATGTGTCTGTATTCGCACACCGTCCCAACCGGCGGCAGGCCCTGGCCGTCCCAGGCCTCTTTCGGTCTAGCCTCGAATGTCGCCTCACGCTCTGCGGATACAAAACAATCGGCCCACACTCCGGCCCACACTTCGCTTCCTTCGAGCCAATAGGACCATTCATTCCCGGCCTTTTTCATCCAGCCTTCGCCGAATACTATCCCCCTCGGCTCCCAATGAGTCGCACCCTCCGGTGCCGTGTTCCAATCAATGCTCATACTCGTCTCTCCCTAACCAGTCGTTCAGCGTTCTCGATAAGCGTGGATTCGAATGCGCGGAACCAGATGCGTTGGGCCAGTTCCAGGTCGCCTCGGCGCACTGCAAGCAGTAGCTGGGTCATCGGGCACTCTTTGCTGTCGACCTCTGCGAGCCACTCGGGCACGAATCCAGCAAAGCCGTAGACAGTGAACTCCGGCCCGATAAAGGGCCTCTCTTTCCGGTCATGGAACGGCACGCAGTCACCGTCCTCGCAGTTCAGCAGCTTGCCGACTTGCTCAGTGACATACTCGCGGTCGCCGTTATCGTCGGGCGGTAGCGCGTTGTCCCAGCGTTCCTGGGCGTATTTCAATGCGGTGTTCATTTCTCACCTCGCGTTCGCGTGCATGCGGCTGCCCTGGTCTTGGATGGAGACTCGCCTACACATCCGAATTAGGTGGAAATCAGCGAGCGCCAGGGCATGCGCATACAGGCGAAAAAATGCCCGGACTTGCCGGGCTAATGAGGGGTAGGGTGATAAGAGGGTGATCTGCGCTGCCGGCTCTACTTGAGCTACCTCCACCCTCCACGGGTGGTGCGCTAAGCATCAGCACTACTACTACGTCAGCGGCGTGCACACCGCTTATGCCTCGTTCGTGCCTACGCAATCCTTCACGCCCCGCCGGGCCGTTTACGGATTCACAGATGCGCTACAGCAGCGCAGATCACTCTCATTGGTAGGGTGGGGATGGCCTGGATGCCAGCCAGGCAAGCGGTGTAAAACGTCAACAGTGGCGTAACCATTGGTGGAGAGGACAACAGCTCGCCGCTATTCGTACGCCCGCCTTGGCAGGCCCGCTTACTCATCCCCATTTAGATTTACGTTTTAGGCCTCACCGCGCGCGATGGACTCAGTGTCCTCGCCACGGTTATCCAGCCATGCGCGCATGTTTTCGGCTGCGGTCATTTCGTCACCCCAACAGGCGGCAGTGACAATGGATCCGCTAAGTTCTTTTTCTTCTGTAAGACTCGCAGTGATCTGTTTTGCTAATTCTTTAAACTGCTCACTGTCCTTTACTTGAAAGACAGCAGTGAAGAACTCTTGGCTCATACGGCCTCCGGTTTGGTGGAGAAAGGATGGGGATGGCCGGAGTTTCACCGGCGGCTGACTTGGCGCGGGCCAATTCAGTCATCCCCATTGAGGGTGGCGTCCTTGCCGGGGAAGTTAGCGGGCTCTGCGAACCTTGAAGCACAGCATTGCCTCAGCGCTATCAAAGACCTCTTCAAGATCCTTGAACACCTTGTACTTGGCCTTGCTCCGGGTTTCGGCGTAAACCCTGTGTACGTAGTGGCGTGCGTCTCCGATCAGGTAATCGACCTGAAACCAGTCGAAGTCACCAGTCAGAACCTCCCATTCTTTGAGCGGCATCTGACGAGCCATCCCCAGGTACTCAACATCATGAGTTGGGTGGTAGTTGTTTACTGTCTTGGTTGGGTCGGAGTCCAGCGCAACGCCGATGTAATTGCCGCGATCCTCAATAATGATCCCGGGCTTACCGCAGGCGATCACCATGCGGCCAATGTGAGCTGGAACTCCGTATTGCTGGCAAACGTACTCCAGCGGCTGTCCGTATGACATCTCGCCTCCAGTGTGTATGCGCCAGGGCGCGGTTAGGCGGTTGGTTTGACTGGTCGAACTGAAACAACAACCCAATAATCATTTCCAATAACAAATGCAAAGGAAGCATCTTCGTCGGGGCCGTCGTAGAGACGGCCGTCCGAACCTTCTTGCCCGAAATCGATCTTACCGTTCATATCGGCGCTTCCATCCCAAAGCGGGCCAGTAGTCAGCGCATGCGATGCCCATTCCGGGGCGCTCTTCCAGTCGATATTCACGCTGTTCTCCAGCGGAAGCTCTGGACTCGGCATCCAGTATTTGACCTTGTAACATTGGCTTTCGCCTTTACGTTGGCACCATGCGCCTAACCATTCGCCTTCTCCCTCGTAAGTTGCTCCTTCAATTTCATATCGCCCACATACCGGGATCATGATCAGGCATTTGTCGCCAACGTTTGGTAGATGATCACTACACTTTATCCACTCACTCATCTCTCACCTCACCAATACATAGTCAGAAACAGGACAACGAACAGCGCTGCGAACTCGCCAAGGTCTGGCATGGATTCCTCTCTTGCCCGGGGGCTGGTGTTCGTTGATGCCCCGGCGAACCGGGGTGGTTACTTGCAACAGCCTTCAAGCCACGCCGCCATCTCCTGAAGCTCTCCTACCAGCGACTTGCGGCGGTCATGCTGGGCTGCGTGGTCGTCGCACTCGAGACAGGCCATGCGGTAGGCGTGCAGTGCTTCGGCTGCGGTTTCCAGCTTCTTTGCGGCCACTAGGCCCAGCTTGTTGCGGGCCTGTTCAGGGGTAGAGCGGGCCATCACAGCAAGCCCCGCTCTTCGTTGCGCTTGCGCATGTTGGCGTTGAACTCGGCGCGGATGTTGAACACGGCTTCTGACTCGAGCCACTCCTCAGCTTCCAGTGCCTCAACGGCTTCCGCTTCGGTGACTCCGGTCTGAGCGACTACCGCTTTCACCTTTTTGGTCTTGGTGGCGTTCAGCTTGGTGTTCATCGTCTTGCCCTCCAGGGCGTGTTGACTTCCTCGATGCCCCTCTTGCGAAGGGCATCTGAGAAATCTTGGTGTTTCTCGCAAACCCTCACGCCGGTAGCCGGTGGTGAGCGCATTGCGCATTTCGTACCGTCCAACAGGTCTCACTTGCCTACCTCCGCAAACGATGCCCGATTGCAGAAGCGTTACTGGCGCCTGTTGGCTCATGCCTGGTTGTTAAAGAGCGGTCGGCTCGGTGGCCTGGCCAGCGGTGTTGTGCCTTCGCTGTATTGCTTGTGCTGTTCACAAGCCGGCTTGCATTTATAAAAGCATGCTTGTTTTTAGAATGCAAGCAATCTTGTGATGATTTTTAATACTGTATGAATGAACAGTACAAGGAGGGGCTTATGGCCAAGCAGAAGAAAGCGCAGCAACTCCAGCAGGAACTCACGGCTGCGGATCGCCTAGGACTGAGGGTGTCGGCAATGATCAATGCGCCGAAGGCGCAGCTAGAACGCGCGGTGACTGTTCACCGGCTAGATACTGATACGGACGAGGCGTGGGAGGCCGTGATGGAGCTGATTGCGGAGGAGGATGGAGTTGAGCTGATTTTCAACGATGATGGCTCAGTGACCTTGCGGTGGGCGCTTAGGAACGAGGGTGAGCATCAAGCTATCTGTCCCGAGGTTGAGCCTGTGGAAGAGGGCGCGGAAGAGGATGAGACCCCATTCTGATTCCATGAAAAAGCCCGCACTAGGCGGGCTCTGGATACGGTGTTAGGTAGGAAGGGTGGCGCTGGGGCGAGTTCAGCGCCGGGGTAGGGCGGTCGTCAGCTCAGTGCGGAGCCGGGAGGGAAGGGCAGGCAGAAACGAAAAGCCCCGCGGTGCGGGGGTGGTTGTCGTTATGCGGCGAGCGCGGCTGTCAGATGCTTGGGCCCGGTATAAATGATCACTGAGGCTGCTTCGGCCAGAGCGGTAGCGGCCCTTCGGTTGTCCTCCTCATCGCCGGGCTCCAGGATTACGCGCCGTAGGGTATCCTCGTGGGCATTCTTGATGTCCAGCATCTTGCCGACAGCGCGGTAGACCAGGCTCCAATCAACCTTGCCATCCTTGGTGGAGACAGTCTGGATTAGCGTCGTCTGCCCGCTCTCGGTCTCGATGGCGAAGGGGAGTGTCAACTGGTGCCCGCTTGCGCCGACAATCTTGTAGTCAGTCCTGAGTGCTTTCGGGTAGGCCGCCTTCAGGGCGGAGCCAACCACCTGGTCAAACCGCGAGATGGGCGATGGGCGCATCTTATTGCAGGCGAAACCGACATGCTCAGCGGCCTCAATGAACCGGGCGAGGTAGAAGCCCAGTTGACTCTCCGGGCATGCCTTGAAGATTTCGCCTTGGTCGGACAGCTCCAGGCCGCTGGCTGCGACTAGTTCAGCCATCTTTCGACCTCGCTCGGCCGTCGGCTTGACACCATGCGTCATGGCCACAAACAGTGTGTCTGCGTTGTCGCTGATGCGCACCTGCCCATTACCCAGGTCCTGGATGTAGGCGCCGATCAGGTTGCCGTCAAAGGGCAGCGTCAGCGGGGATTCGAGGTAAAACAGCCCCTCAGCCACCGGCTTACACTTGAACCCGAGCTGGGCGCCGATCAGAGTGCAGTTCATACGTCAAATCCCATTTGGCCGAATTCCGGCAGTTCGAAGCGTGGGGCGCCAATGATGTTTGCCTTCGCTAAGAATAGCTCCCACAGTGCCTGGACAGTAGTACTATCCAGGGGTTCCGCATAACCATAGGACGCTTCGGCGATTGGCATATGCAAATGTGGGTGGTCGACTACTTGTTGGTAGAATGGAAGGCCGACTCCAACCTTGTTCATATGCGAACTGGGTCCATTGTCGTCGATAGCCACGACGCGCGACTTGTTCACTATCAGCGTGATTGACAGCGTGTCTCGCACGCCGGGTACCGGGCTCTTCTTATAGTACAGTTCGACGAACCAATCCTCGGCGAACGTGCTCTGTTCGATATCCAACGCCAGCGATGTTCGAAAACTGTACGGTGCCGGGAGCTTCTTGGTCGCCGGCTTCTTCCAGACGAATTGGACATTTGCTGGCCACACCTTCAGTGCGGCAATGGCCTGCCTGGCCTCTTCGTAGGGGATGGTCTTCTGCTTCGCCATTCTCTCTGTCGTCCTGATGATCGATGCCGAGCCGAGCGGGTGCTTATCGCCCCACAATCTGCCCACGGCTACAGATCCCCACCCCTCCAGATGACCTTGCCTATGATGCGGTGCCTCTGCCCATCACAGCCTTTTCGCGTTCCAGACCAGCAACACTCTGGCCTGAATGTAGGTTTCATCCACTCGAATATCCTCTGGAGGGTGGCTTGTATTGTCCGAGATCATCTTGAAGTGGTCTGACCCTTTCAACTGTAGGCGCTTGATATAGAAGAGTCCCTGCCAGGTGAACGCGTAGATACCGTCGCCGGTGAACTCGCGAATGCTGGCATCGACGATTAGCGGATCTAGGTTCTGGATGGTCGGGGCCATCGACTGTCCGTCGCCAGTGATTATCTTCAGATGTGATGGGTCCTTGTACTTAACGCCAAGTTCGCGCAGATGCTGCTGGCTGACCGTGACATCGCGGAACATCTCTGGGAAATCTTGAACAACCTTTCCATTGCCCATCGCCCCCTGAACATCGTAATGAGCGATGCGAATCTCATCGCCCACCAGTGGCTTGCGGGAGAAGTCGGCGATGATCACATTGTCTGCGGCCTCCACCACGGGCTGATCATCCAGAGTGTCTAGCACTGCCTGCTCCAAGCGCTGCTGCTGATCGGGACGAAGCTTTTTGCCTTGCAACATTTGAAGGAACTTCTCTGCCGCACTGCTCGTTGCTTTTCGTCTAGGTGGCTCTCCTGAACCAGATAGAAGCCAGTCCACCGTCGTGTCATAGCCCTCGGCCAGAGCGGTCAAATTTTCATTTCTGATGTTTTCAGTGTCGCCGGCAAACCATTGCCTCACGGCCTCATAGCTGATGCCGCACGTGTTGGCGATATCTCGCTTTACCCCGCGGGGGCCGATCTCCGGCTTTCTGGCGAGTACGAGCTTGGTAATCCGGTCTGTGGTTTTCATGTTGAGAAATCTACAAGGTAGCTTGCCAAGCATGCTTGCTTTGTAATTGCAAGCATGCTTGAATTGGTGCGAGTGAACTGGAGTCGCCTATGACCAAGACCCAAGTGATCAGCCACTTCCGCGGCGTTTCGAAGGTAGCCAAAGCCCTCGGCATTACCTATGAGGCGGTGCGCCAGTGGCCAGAAGAAATTCCAAAACTCCGCCAGTACGAGATTGAGCGCATTACGAAAGGCGCCCTGAAGGTCGCTACTGAGCAGTCCGCCGCCTAACCCGATCCAATCTACCGGCCGGGAGGCCAGCCATGACCGAATTCATGCAAATCCTGATCTTTGGTTCCTCGTTGGCGATGGCCTACTTCCTGGGCGCCACGTCGTCGAGGAAGAGCTCCAGTGAAATCCGGCTGATCGACAAGTGGCCAACGGCCTACATCCAGTTCGACTCAGGCATGAGCCAAGAGGATGCGCTGCGCTTCCTTGAGTCGGCTAGGGCTGTCGTATTAGCCAAGGCCGAGAAGGCGAAGGATGGCCGCTCCTGCAACCAGGGCGAGTAGCCATTTGGAGATAGTGATGATTCGGCCCTTTCGATACTCCCAAAACGCCCTGATCGGTGGTCGTTCAAAGCCTAGCGATGGGTGGATTGGGTCGTCGTGGAACACCGGCCTTTCGTCCCAGTTTTTCTCCTTCCAGCGCCTGATGGCGCTCTTGATCCGATCCATGTCCGGCCTCCGTGGCCTTTTCGTGTGGAAGCAAAAAGCTACCACGGTTGCGCCGGACTCCACATTCGAAGCACTGGCTTTCGCCGTCCCTCAATTCACGGCTGACAGCGTATAGCACCGACCTCATGGGAAGAACTAGAGCATGAAAACGCCCGTACTAGAGACCCGCAGAAAGGTAATGACCACGGTAGCCAATGCTTATCCGGGAGGTCGCGATTGCGCTGCCGCGCGGCTGGGGATTCCGCTGAAGCGCCTGGAAAACCAGATGTACGAAACGGCGGGCGTGAAGCCCCTGAGCGACGGCGACCTGTACGTCCTGGAGCAGGAGATGGGGACTTCCTATCTGCCGGACTACATCTGCGCGATGTACGGGGGAGTGTTTGTGCGGACGCCGGAAGCGGGCGATCTGGACAACGTAGACCTGCACCACCGTTCGCTGCGTACAGCGGTTAAGCGTGGCCGGGTTGATCAGATGATCGCTCTGGCCCTGGAGGACGGGGAGATCAGCGCCGATGAGGCGAAAGAGATTTTGGCCTTGCATGCCAAGCACATGGCCGCCAGGCATGAAGAGGTTCGGGCCGTGCTCGAACTGCACAGGGCGAAGTGACTATGCGCCCTCGTCTCACGAACTCTGACTACGCCGCAATGGCTAACGCTGCTGAAGAGCTGGCGGGAATGGGGTCGAGTGAGTGGAGGCGCAGATACAACAAAGCCCTGAGCGACTACTACAGGGCTTTGTCGGTGCGTGGATCGGTGGCAGCCGAATCACGCGTGGGAAAACAACATCAGGTGACAGGTGAATTATGCAACCTCGAACGCTGACTTACAACGCCTTGGAGCTTCGTCCGGCGAAGAACTCTATTGCCATCTGCCAAGGTGATCAGGTCGTGACCATCACTCTGGATCAACTCCACCAGTTCACAAGCGATCTCTGCATCCTCGCCGCCTCCATGCGCGAAGACATGCGCAATCCGCTGGAGGACGAGGAATGAACTTCTATCCGTTCCATCCTGGCGACTACATGCTTCGCACTGCCCACTTGGAGCCTTTGGAAGACCTGGCGTATCGCCGCCTGTTGGACCTGTACTACGTCGGCGAAAAGGCCATTGAAGGCACCGCTGAATCAATCGCGCGCGTCATCCGCATGCGCTCAAGCGTTGCTGAAGTGGCTGCTGTGCTCGGCGAATTCTTCGTGGAAGAGGGTGGTTGCTGGAGCCACAAGCATTGCGATGAGGTTATCGCCAAGTACCGCGAAAAGGCGACCATAGCTGCTGAAAACGGCAGGAAAGGCGGGCGTCCGCGCAAGCGGGAAGAAAGCCAACAGGAACCAGAAAATAACCCAGGGAAAACCCAGCCGGTTATTTCTGGGTTGCAAGAAGAAAGCGGATCGAAAACTAACCAAGAACCAAAACCAAATAACCAAGAACCAAAAGATAACCCCCCCAACCCCCCTGCCGGGGGCGGCGAGGATTCGAGCGGTTATCCGCAGGAATTCGAAGCATGCTGGGCGAAGTACCCGAAGCGTGCTGGCGGTAATTCCAAGAAGGCCGCCCACAAGGCCTGGGCAGCGCGAATCCGGGAAGGTGTGACAGCCGAGGCACTGGATACCGCCGTGCAGGCCTATGCCGCCGAGATGATCGCCAAGGGCAAGATCGGCACCGAGTACGTCAAGCAGGCTGCGACGTTCTTCGGCCCGAACGAGCACTGGCAGGAAGCCATGCAGCCGGCGAACGTCCATCCGATCCGCAAAGGGCTCGGCCCGGACGGCAAGTTGCTGCCGGGTTACTTCTGGCACGAAGCCGATATCGATCTCCCAGTCGAGAAACGTCGCATCCTGAGCGACGAAACGCACGACCGCGCCTCTGGGTATCGCTGGGACTACCTGCGCTCCAGGGGGCTGGCATGACTCCCTCGCAGATCGCCCAGCGCCTCGCAGATCGCGTGATCGACGTGGCTCACCACCTGCTGCCCGGTGGCAAGCGTGAGGGCTCGGAGTGGCGCGTAGGCAGCGTGAACGGCGAGAAGGGCCAGAGCCTTGGGGTTCACCTAAAGGGCGAGAAGGCAGGTGTCTGGTGCGATTTCTCGACTGGCGAAACCGGGGACCTGCTGGACCTGTGGCGTGCTGTCCGTGGTTGCGACATGGGTACGGCGCTGATTGAGGCTAAGTCCTATCTGGGCATCGCCGAACCCAAGCTCGATGCGCCATCCAAGAAATCCTATGTTCGCCCGGAGCGACCGAAGTGCAAGGCGCCTGCCCAGGAGTCTCCGGTCATGGCTTACCTCGCTGGCCGTGGGCTCAAGCCGGAAACTATCGCGGCGTTCAAGATCGGCGAGAAGGGCCGCGACATCGTGTTTCCGTTTCTGCGCGACGGCACCCTGATCCACTGGAAAACGCTGTGCATCGACCGCGAGAACGGCAAGAAGAAAATCTTTGCCTCGAAGGATTCGGAGCCGTGCCTCTTCGGCTGGCAGGCGATTCCGGAAGGCGCCCGAGAGGTGACCATCACCGAAGGCGAGATCGATGCCATGACCGCCTGGCAGTACGGTCGTCCGGCGTTGTCGGTGCCATTTGGGGGCGGCAAGGGCGAGAAGCAGGCGTGGATCGAGCACGAATACTCGCGGCTCTCCCGGTTCGACGTGATCTACCTCGCGATGGACAACGACGAGGCTGGGAAGCAGGCGACCGAGGAACTGATCAAGCGTCTTGGGCGTGAGCGCTGCCGCATCCTGGACCTGGGCTGCAAGGACTTCAACGAAGCCCTGGACGCCCTGTTCTACACACGAGATGACATTGACGACTGCTACGCCAAGGCCAAGACCCTTGATCCGGAGAAGCTGGTAGGAGCCGAAACCTTCGCCGATGACGTTTGTGCTGAGTTCTTTGAGCGCAACCCGGTGGTAATGGGGATGGCGACCCCGTGGGAGAAGTCTCACGACACCATTCGGTTCCGCGACAGCGAGGTCACTATCTGGACCGGGTGGAGTGGGCACGGGAAATCCCAGCTCCTGAACTACCTCGCCTTCCACGGCATGCGCCAGGGCGAAAAGTTCTGCATCGCCTCAATGGAGATGCCAGCCAAGCGCACCCTGCAACGCATGGTTCGCCAGGCGGCGGGAATGAACCTGCCATCTCGCGGATACATCCACGCGATCCTGGAGTTTCTAGGAGGTCGGCTGTGGATCTACAACCAGATGGGTTCTGCCAATACCGCCGAGATGATCGACACCTTCCGCTATGCCGCTCGGCGATACGGGGTGAAACAGTTCGTCGTTGACAGCTTGGCGAAGCTTGGCATGGCTGAGGATGACTACAACGGCCAGAAGCAGGCTATGGAAGCCATCGTCGGGTTTGCCCACGAAATGGGCGTCCACGTCCATTTGGTCGCCCACCCGAGAAAGGCTGACGACGAAACAAAGCTTCCAGGAAAGCTCGACGTTCGTGGTGGCGCAATCCTTACCGACCTGGCCGACAACGTGATCACCGTTTGGCGCAACAAGAAGAAAGAAGTCGCCATGAAGGACGGTAGCGAAGAGGACCGCGCGTACTACGCATCCCATTCCGACGTGAAGATGGTCATCACCAAGCAGCGCCTGACGGGCGTCGAGGAAACCATCCCGCTCTGGTTTGACCCTGCGTCCGCTCAATACATGGAGCGCGAAGGCCACAAGCCGCGCCAGTGGATTGAGTACTCCGGAATCCCACAACAACAAGCCGATCAGGAGGCCGCATGAAGCGCTGCTGGACCGTAATCGTAGGCGCCAAGCGCTTCACCATGATCGTAATGGACGACAGCGATCCGGTAGAGGTCGTGAAGAGCATCTGGCCGCAGGGGAGGGTTGAGTGATGGATATCGAAAACAAGATTTTGGACTTGGAGAAAAGTCTGGGCTGGACCCGTGAAGAGGCTGAATCCTGTGGCTGCAATTTCCATCCTGATGGCCCTTGTTCGAATTGCTGGTCACTTGGCTGGGGTATTGGCGGAATAGAAGTCGAAGCCCGTTCCGGGGAGTCGACCGATGCCTAAGTTCGAATTGATCCGCATGGAAGGCCTGCGCACCTACGGTCGTCAGGTAGAGGCCAATACCTGGCGCGAAGCCGAGCAGCAATGCCGCGACGGCGAGATCGTAAACGGCGAACTGATCGGTGTGTACGACTGCGACCCGGTAACAGAAGCCGTCTGCACTGCGCGCAATGACGTGATGATTGAGAGCTTGGGGGTGTGCTGTGGCTGACTTCTTCGAACTCCTCGACGAGCCTGGCGCTCAGGTTGCGGACGGTCCGCTCCCGGGAAGGAAAGGCTGGGGCAAGGCGCCGTTCTGCGGAAACAGGGCTCACCACTTCGAGCTTGTCTTTGCCGACACCATTGGCCCGCATGGGCGAGAAAAGTACTGGGTAGCTCTCTGTGGTGCGGATGCGGTTACTACCGACAAGGCGCCGATGTTCTCGGCTGGTAGCTGGCAACGGTGCAAGAACTGTGAGCGGAGGGCGGCAAATGGCTAACCCCCGATTCCACCTCCGCAACGAGACTGACCGTCAGCGCGCTATAGCGATCCTTCAGCGAGTTGACCTGACCGAGGGCAAGACTTGGAGCCTCCACGACGAAGCCCGCAGTGACGCCCAGAACAGGCGTATGTGGGCCATGTTGCGCGACATCAGCCAACAGGTCGAGTGGTATGGCCGGAAGCTGGACGACGAGAGCTGGAAGCACATCTTCAGCGCGGCGGTACAGCAACAGGACGCAGTGCCCGGCATCAACGGTGGCTTCGTGGTCCTCGGTGTATCGACCCGCAAGCAGTCAAAGAAGTGGTTCAACGAAATGTTCCTGGTGATGGAGTCCTTCGCCGCTGAGCGCGGGGTGAAGTTCACCACTCGTGATTATTGGGAGGCTGCATGAGCAAGTTCAAGGCGGGCGATCTCGCTCTTAATCTGCAAGACATCCCCAGCTGCATCAGTGCGGGAGTGGTAGTCGAGTTGATGTCTCGACTTGCCCCTGGTGATCTGTTTGCCGAAGACGGCCAGACCTTTCAGGTGATTCGGCCAGCTTGGTGGGTGCTCCATGAAGGAGACCGGCTCTACATACCTGAACGGTATCTCATGCCCCTGCGCGGCGACTTCCAGTCCGAGCAGCAGAAGGCGAAGGAGGTGGAGGCATGAGCTACTGCCGTTGGAGCAGCGATGATTTCCAGTGCGATGTTTACGTCTACGAAAGCGTAGCCGGTGGCTTTGTGACTCAAGTGGCTGCCAATAGGGTGGTTTTCAAGGAGGAGCTTCCTGCCCCGGTTCCTTTCGAGCCTGAATACGTGAAGGAATACCTGGAGCGTCACCACAAGGTGATGGCGATGGTTGGTGCGTCTGACCGTGTGCAGATTGGTCTCCCGCATGACGGCGATAGCTTCGATGATGCCGATCAAGAGGCCTGCGCAGACCGGCTTGAGTATCTGAAAGGGCTTGGCTATCGCGTTCCGCAGTACGCCATTGACGCACTGCGCGAGGAATCGGTGGAGGGCTCGGAATGACGCTCACCGCCAGCCAGCCCAAACCGAAGAAGTGCCAGAACCCTGAGTGCGGCACCAGGTTCATCCCGCAGCGCCTCGGGCAGCGCGTCTGCTCACCAGCCTGCGCCTTGGCCATCAAGGACAAGCACGCCAAGCCGGCGCGGAGGGCCATCGCTGACCGCGAGCGGAGGGAGATCAAGGTTCGGAAGGAGAGGCTGAAGACGCACAGCGACCACATCAAAGATGCAGAGAAGGCCGTTCGTGACTACCGGCGAACCTACGAACTTTCCATCGGCAGCGGCTGCATAAGCTGCGGCAAGTCTCAGGCCGAGGTACTGGCCGAACAAGGCTGGAAGACTGGAGGAGCATTCGACGCAGGGCATTTCCTCGGCAAGGGGGCAAGGCCCGAGCACCGCTTGGAGTCATCCAACATATGGCTTCAATGCAAGGCCTGTAACGCCGGCTCCAGCAAGTACGCCAGGAAGGGGCTTACCGTTTCCCAGGGCTTCCGTGAGGGCTTGATCGAACGCATCGGCCTGGAAGCTGTAGAGGCTCTGGAAGCCGATCACCGTCCCCGCAAGTACACGAACGACGAACTGAAGGCGATCACCGCCGAGTACCGCGCCAAGCTGCGCGAGCTGAAGAGGGCAACGGCATGACCAGAGATGCTGAAGAGCTTCTGACCCAATGGGGAAAATGGGTTTGGCAAGAGACCGGCGTTCCTCGCTGCGGGTCTCCGATGCTTGCGATCATGCGAGACAATGTTGCAATGGAACAATGCTTGCCCGCATCAATCTCCGATGACGATGCAATGCTCATTGACGGGATTATCGCAAGGATGGGGCGCAGAGACGAAGAGATGGCTAATTGCGTGCGGGTGTATTACGCAACGGAAATGACGATGCAGCAGGTTGGGAAGTTGTTAAACCTGAATCGCTTGAAAGTTCGAGAGCTGCTAATCGCTGGTAGGTGTTATGTAGAGGCTGTTCTTGATATGAGGGAGAGAATAGCGATTCGCGATGCTGCCTGACATCAGATCGCCAAGATAATAGTTGACCGTGTTAACTCGAAAATATAGGATTTATGGAAGATTGCGGTTTTACCGCATGAGAATCCATAGGGTTGCCCAGCCTAGCGCTGGGCTTTTTCGTTTCTGCGCCTCCCCACAGCGCATGCCCGCAGCCGCGCGGGCGTTTTATTCCTTCGTGCAATAGCCCGGTAAGAAGTATGACCGACGACCGCGTAATGTCCGCTGCCAGTTACACGGGCGCCGGGATATCTGTTTTGTCCGGACTCACTCTGACTGATGTTGGGATTATCGTCGGTATCGCCACGGCCATCCTGACGTTCATTGCCAACATCGTTTGGCAGGTAAGAAAGGATCGGAGAGAGAAGGAACTATACGAGCTGGAGAGGCAGGCCCTTCATGAGAAGCTTGGCCGGTGAAGACCTGGCAGCGCGTAACTGGCGCCGTGGCAATCGCCAGCGCACTGGTTGCTGCGCACGAAGGCCGCAGCCTTGTTGCATACGTCGACCCAGTGGGGATTCCCACAATCTGCGAAGGCATTACCGCAGGGGTTCGGCTTGGCGACAGGGCAACGCCTCAGCAATGTGACGCACTTCTCGAAGCAGAGGTGCGCAAATCCCTCTCCTCAGTTGAGCGCATGGCAACAGTCCAGATGCCCGACACCCGGAAGGCTGCGCTAGCGTCATTCGTCTACAACGTGGGCGAAACGCAGTTCTCCAGGTCCACGCTTCTCCGAAAGCTGAACGCTGGAGACGTCAAGGGGGCATGCGCCGAGTTGTCCCGCTGGGTGTATGCCGGCGGCAAGGTCTACAAGGGCCTCGTTAATCGGCGCAAGGCAGAGCGGGAGCTGTGTGAGCAGGGGCTATGACCAAATATCTGCTCATCGCTGTAGGCGTGCTGGCGATTCTTCTCGCTGGTACCGCAGCAGCCTGGCGCATGAGCGTTCTCAGCAATGAGCGTGACCAATACCGCACAGAGGCTGAGCAAGCCAAGGCACTGGCCGGCGACTATCAACGCCGCATAGAAGCCGGCAACGCCATCGAGCGCACCTATCTAGAGGCAGTGAAGAGTGCAAACGCTCAAAACGATCAGCTTCGCGCTGACATCGCTTCTGGTGCTCGCCGGGTGTACGTCAAAGCCAGTTGTCCAGTGCAGCATCCCGGAGCCGCCCCAGGCTCTGATGCAGGAAGAGCCGAGCTTGCTCCCGCTGATGGACAAACTGTTTCAGATCTCCGAGCCGGCATCGAGCGAAAAGAAGCGCTGATCAAGGCCCTACAGGAATACATCAATGGCATGCGCAGGATGTCAGCGACGCCGTGAATGGATCGCTAAGTGGACGAGGGTCGCATATGAGCGAGCGCGTGGAGTCATTACTGGAGCAGCAGCTTCAGGAGATGAAGCAGACCAACGCTCTTCTGGCTCAACTGATCGAGAGCAACGCAGCGTTGATCGAGGCTCTAGCTCAGAGTGACAATGCGGAGCTCCCGATGCTGAGTTACTTGGATGGTTCAAGGCTGTGAGCAAGGGCCGGCTCAGTACCCTTAAGCCGCGCGTCCAGATGGCGCAGGCAAGGGCAATACAGACGGTCAGCCCTGATAGCTGGAGGTCTGGAAAGAACTCCACTCAGCGTGGGTACGGATACAGATGGCAACAGGCGAGGGCTCGGTTCCTTGCTAAGCATCCACTGTGCCGCTCCTGTAGCGAAGCAGGACGTGTAGTGGAGGCTACTGAGGTCGACCACATCATTGCACATCGAGGTGATCAGGCGCTTTTCTGGGACGAGTCGAACTGGCAGCCATTGTGCAAGCCATGCCACTCCGCGAAAACCCAAGAAGAGATGCGATCTTCCTGAAAATCAGGATATTTGAGAATAATTCTCAATAAAATCAAAGCAGGATAGGGGGGGTAGGAAAAAATTTTCAGACCGATCCCTTCTAGACCGCGCCCGAACTCATTTGCAGATTATTTCCCCGTTAACAGGAGTTGTTAACCCATGGCGTTAACCGAACAGAAGCGCCGGTATGCCGCCGCGCGGCTGTCCGGTATGGGCAAGAAGGCTGCGGCCATCGAGGCTGGGTGCCCGGAGAAAACCGCTGCACAGGCAGCATCGCGCTATGAGAAGGATCCTGATGTTCAGGCCGCTATGGGTCGGCAGTTGAAGGTGGCTCAGGCAAGGGTCGAGGTAGTGTCAACAGACACTGATCCTTATATCCCGGCACAGTCATCTGATCCTCTGGAGTTTATGCGTCAGATGATGAACGACCTTGAAGCCGACCCGAAGCTGCGCCTTGACGCGGCCAAGGCCCTGGCTGGATTCACCATTGCCAAGCCAGGCGAGAAAGGCAAGAAGGAAGAGCGCCAGGAGAAGGCCGAGGAGGCTGGAAAGAGCTCACGCTTCGGTTTGCGTAAGGGGCACTTGAAGGCGGTTAACTGATGCAATGGACTACCGCCTGCCCCGATTGGGAGTCACGGATCGAGGCGGGTAAATCTCTTGTTCCGCTCAAGCCGATCTTTCAGGATCAGGCGGATGACGCGCTGGATGTGTTCTGCAACCTGCGCATGGTGGACGCCACGGGCAGTCCGCTTATGGGCGATACCTGTCGGCCGTGGGTGCTGGACCTGGTGGCGGTGCTGTTTGGCTCCTACGACGAAGCCGAAGGCCGCCGTCTGATCACCAATTACCTGTTGATGGTCAGCAAGAAGAATGGAAAGAGCACCATTGCCGCCGGCATCATGCTCACGGCGCTGATCCTCAATGCTCGGCCGTCGGGTGAGTTCATCATCCTGGCGCCGACAAAGGAAGCCGCCGACAACGCCTACAAGCCCATCCGAGACATGATCAAGGCGGACGATGAGCTGGAGGCGCGGTTCCACGAACAGGAACACATCCGCACCATCACCGACCGCCTAAACAAGGCGACCTTGAAGGTGGTGGCAGCCGACTCGGCAACGGTTACCGGGAAAAAGGCCATCGGCGTCTTCATCGACGAACTGCACGAGTTCGGCAAGCAGGCTAAGGCTGCGGCGATGTTGACCGAGGCCACTGGTGGTCTAGCCTCGCGCCCAGAAGGTTTCGTCTTCTACTGCACTACGCAGTCGAACGAGCCGCCGGCTGGGGTATTCAAGGCCAAGCTGAACTATGCCCGCTCTGTGCGTGATGGCCGGATCGAGGATAAGCGCTTCCTGCCGGTGATCTACGAGTTCCCCCAGCACATGCTCGACAAGGGTATGCACCGGGATCTGTCGAACGCCTACATCACCAACCCCAATTGGGGCTTGTCGGTGGATGAGCAGGTCATCGCGCAGAAGTACCAAGAGGCCCAGGCCGAAGGCGAGAATGCGGTTCGGGATTTCCTAGCCAAGCACCTCAACGTCGAGATTGGCCTGGCGCTGCGGTCGGATCGCTGGGCCGGTGCAGACTTCTGGGAAGACGCTGTTGAGCCATGCACGTTTGATCAGCTGATCGAGCGCTGCGAGGTAATAGACATTGGTATCGACGGCGGCGGTCTAGACGATTTGCTTGGCGCATACGCCGTAGGCCGCGAGAAGGGTACGAACCGCAAACTTGGTTGGGGTCATGCCTGGGCACATCCATCTGTCCTAGAGCGGCGCAAGGAGATTGCTCCAGCCCTCCACGACTTTGCCAAGGCAGGTCACTTGACTCTGGTCAAGCGCGTTGGTGATGACGTGGATGAGTTAGCGGATATCGCCGAGCAGATCCATGAAGCCGGACTCCTCGACAAGATCGGCTGCGACCCGGTCGGGCTGGGGGCAATCCTCGACAAGCTAGAGGAGCGAGGCATCCCGAACGACAAGATCGTGGGGATCAGCCAAGGCTGGAAGTTAGGCGGCGCAATCAAGACTGCTGAGCGCTGGTTAGCTGAGGGAAGTTTCGCTCCTGCTGCGCAGCCCATGATGGCCTGGTGCGTCGGTAATGCCCGAGTTGAGCCTCGGGCTAACTCGATCCTGATCACCAAGCAGGCTAGCGGCTCCGCAAAGATCGACCCTCTGATGGCTATGTTCAACGCCGTGACGCTCATGGCGCTGAATCCGCCGGCAGCGACGAAGAAATACCAAATGTTTGTATTGGGCTGATCGCCCAGCACCTATAGAGCCCGCCTAGAGCGGGCTTTCTCGTTTCTGGAGAGCCCGCAATGAAGACCAATCGAGCGTACAGCACCCTTGAGGTGAAAGCGCTGGACGATGAGAAGCGTGTAATCACTGGTATTGCTTCCACTCCATCGCCGGATCGGATGCAGGACGTGGTTGAACCGAAAGGCGCCCAGTTCAAGCTTCCTATTCCTTTCCTCTGGCAGCACAACCACGACGAGCCGATTGGCCATGTCACTGACGCAAAGGTCACTCAGAAAGGTATCGAGGTATCGGTTCAGCTAACGCAGGTTGAAGAGCCTGGGAAGCTGAAAGACCGGCTTGATGAAGCATGGCAATCGATCAAGTCGGGCCTTGTGCGCGGCCTTTCTATCGGCTTCTCCGCAAAAGAGTTCGAGCAGATCCCCGGTTCTTGGGGGCTGCGCTTCTTGTCCTGGGAATGGTTCGAGCTTTCTGCTGTGACCATCCCGGCAAACGCAGAGGCAACCATTACTTCTGTGAAATCCATCGACCGCGAGCAGCGCGCCGCGCTTGGCATCAAGTCTGTTCCGGTCGTGCGTATCACTCCCGCCGGCGCTTCGGCAATCAAGACCAAAACCATCAAAGTTCCGAAGCCCCAGGAGGGCAACGACATGAAGACTACCGCTGAACAAATTGCCGAGTTCGAAGCAACTCGCGTAAGCAAGGCTGCCGAGATGGAAGCCATCATGACCAAGGCTGCCGAGGCCGGTGAAACCCTGGATGCCGATCAGTCGGAGCAATTCGACACCCTCGAAGCCGAGATCGCCGCTATCGACAAGCACATCGGTCGACTGAAGCAAATGCAGAAGGCGCAGGCTGCCAATGCCAAACCTGTCACTGAAGAGGCCGGTGCTCAGCGCATGGCAAACGTGAAAGCTCTAGACTTCAAAGAGGTTCAGGTCCGCGCCAAGAATACCCAGAAGCTGGAGCCCGGCATCGCCTTCGCCCGCGCTGCTAAGTGCCTGGCGCTCGGTCATCTGGAGCACCGCGACGCTATCGGTATCGCCAAGTCTCTGTATGAGGGCCAAGACTCGATCATCGCCGCCACTCAGCGTTTGGTGACCAAGGCTGCCGTCGCAGCTGCTACTACCTCCGATGCAACCTGGGCTGGCCCTCTGGTCGGTGATGAAACCAGCGTGTTCGCAGATTTCGTAGAGTATCTGCGCCCGCAGACCATCCTCGGCCGCTTCGGCACCAACGGCATCCCCAGCCTGCGCCGTGTGCCGTTCCGTGTCCCGCTGATCGGCCAGACCTCCGGCGGCGACGGCTACTGGGTCGGCGAGGGTCAGGCAAAGCCGCTCACCAAGTTCGACTTCGAGCGTAAGACCCTGGAGCCGCTGAAGGTCGCGAACATTGCAGTAGCGACCATGGAAGTCATTCGTGACTCCAGCCCGGCCGCCGATGGAATCATCCGCGACCAACTCGCAGCAGCACTGCGCGAACGTCTGGATATCGACTTCATCGACCCGGCCAAAGCTGCCGTCGCAGGAGTTTCCCCGGCTTCTATCCTCAACGGCGTAGCTGGCATCCCGTCGAGCGGTAACACTGCTGATGATGTGCGCGCTGATATCCGTGCACTGTTCAACGCATTTATCGCCGCGAACAACGCTCCGACCTCTGGAGTGTGGCTGATGCCTGCTACCACTGCTCTGGCCTTGAGCCTGATGCAGAACCCGCTTGGTCAAGCAGAGTTCCCTGGCATCTCCATGACTGGGGGCGAGCTGTTCGGACTTCCGGTGATCGTTTCGGAGTACATCCCGACTTCTTCGGCGGGTGCTGTGGTGGCTTTGGTGAACGCCAGCGATATCTACCTCGGAGACGAAGGCGGCGTTGATCTGTCGATGTCTACCGAAGCGTCGCTTCAAATGGACAACGCTCCGGACAACCCGACTACCGCCAGCACTGTCCTGGTTTCGCTGTGGCAACGCAACCTGGTCGGCTTCCGTGCAGAGCGTGCAATCAACTGGGCGCGTCGCCGCGCTTCGGCTGTTGCGTACCTGACCGGCGTGAACTGGGGCGCGTAACCGAGAACGGGGCGCTTCGGCGCCCCTTTCTTCTGGAGGCTAAATGATCGGATTCATCAAGCGGCTGTGCTGGGCCTGTTTCGTTGGTCAGGACTGCTGCCAGGATGACCGAATCCTTTGGGATGAATCGACTCCCTGGGACAACGACACGGAGTGGTTCTGATGCCAGTTTCGGATGCCGATATCGACAATGCGGTGCCAGAGGATGGAACTCCCTCGAGGGCGCTGACCAATGCGGTGCTGAAGGCGATTCGCACGATCGCGCAGAACGGCGAGAACGCTGCGTCCTTTGTCCAGCGAGTATCCGCCCCGGGCGATGGCTCGACGGTGGAAGTCAACCAGGTTCGGCAGAACGGCATCGTCATCCTTGAGCCGGTAGCCACATTGGCCGCGCTGACCGTGCGCCTGCCGGTGGCGCCGGATCAACGCATGGGTCAGATCATCCGCCTGGTGACCACGCAGGACATCACCAGCCTTACCTTCATCGATGCCACCCTGTTGAACGGCATCGACAGCATGTTGGCGAATGACGCGTTCGCCTTCCAGACCATCGACGATAACACTTGGGTGAGGACCGTCGGATGAGATACTGCCTGGCCATCCTGGCTCTGTTTTCCGCGCTCTGCTTCGGCGCCGCCAATGACGTGGCGGTGGAGCAGCGCAACGCCGCCAACATTGGCTGGGTCACGCGCCTGATGGCCAGCCCGGCCACCGACGGAATCCTGATCTACAACAAGACCACGCTGCTTCCGCAATGGGTAACTCTGGGCAGCGGTTTGGCGATCAGTTCGGGTGTGCTGGTGCCGAGCCAGGCGGATTGGGCAGCGGTCAGCGGTCCGTCGGTAATTCTGAATAAACCAGTCATCCCGGATGCGCAGGTGCAGACCGACTGGAACGCCACCACAGGGCTCGGCGTGCTGCTGAACAAGCCATCGCTGTCCGCGGTTGCCACCTCTGGCGCCTATGCCGACCTCAATGGCAAGCCGAGCATTCCCGCAGCACAAGTAAATAGCGACTGGAACGCAGGAAGCGGTGTCGCACAGATACTGAACAAGCCCATTCTGTCCACCGTCGCTACTACTGGAAGCTACACAGACCTGAGCAACAAGCCGACCATTCCAACAGAGTTCTCGGTGGGCTCGCCGACTTCGCGCAGCGTGTCGCTCGCCACGGCCTACCAATGTACCAATAACGCTAGGCCATGCTCGATCACGATTACCTTGCAGGCGCAGAGTTCGGTCAGCTTGAGCGGTGCGAGTAACAACGAGGGCGCAGTCACCATCGGCAGCACATCCGGCGTGGCTACCGGAACCGGTACCAATATCGCGACCTACAAGAACAACCTAGGCGGCACGCTGGTGATCGGCCTGAATCTGAATAGCCAGCAGGCCAACACCTATTCGATGCTGCTTCCCGCTGGCTGGTACTTCGCGGTACGCCAGACGGCAGGCTCAGGCCTTCAGGTTGTGTCCGCTTTCGATCAAGCGCTGTGAGGTGTCCATGAACGTCCAAGTCGTCGATCTGAAAACCGGAAAGCTGAAGACGATGCAGGTCAAGTACGCCAACATCTTGGTCAAGATGAAGCGGGCACGCTGGCCTGAAGAAGTTGCCGAGGTGGAGAAAATCCACGTTCCGGAAACTGAAAAAGAAGTCGAAGCGGAATCCGATGAGAGTCCCGAAGAGTTGCCGGAAATGCCGAAGAAGCGCGGCCGCAAACCAAAGGTTCAGGAGTAATTCACGGTGATGAAAAAGGCACTGCAAAAGGCGAGATCGGCATGCCGATCTGCGCTCGCTTTCCTTGTGAGCGCGGTGCTCTGGATCGTTGCCCTGTTCATCGGTGGCGCCGTTTCGATTGTGGCGGGAGTCAATGTGTTGCTAGGGCCAGGTGCCGCGCTGATTGGCGCCGGTATAGCCATGCTCTGCGCCTGCTATCTGCTCAAGAGGGCTGTGATCAATGGCTAACAGCCTGAGCATTTTCGCGACCGTAAAAGCCGCCGCCGTGAGTAGCGAAAAGGCACTCCAGAACGTGCCTGTTTCCCGCGGCTGGTGGCCGCTGATTCGTGAGCCATTCACTGGTGCGTGGCAGCGGAACAAGGAAGAGCGGATCGACACGCTTCTCCAGTATCCGACCCTCTACGCATGCGTTTCGCGGATCGCTACAGACATTGGGAAGATGCCATTCAGCCTAAAGGCTAAAAACTCGAATGGAATTTGGGAGGTTATCGAGAGCCCGGCGTTCAGCCCCGTTCTCCGCAAACCGAATCACTACCAGACTGCCCAGCAGTTCCGAGAGCACTGGTCGCTCTCGAAGAAGACTCAGGGAAACACATACGCCCTGAAAGGCCGCGATATGCGTGGCGTAGTCATCGGATTATATATTCTCGACCCTTGCCGCGTGATGCCTTTGGTGTCCGATTCTGGTGAGGTGTTTTACCAACTCTACACTGACAATCTGAATCTTCTGCCGGATGGAGAGACGGAATTAATTGTACCTGCTACAGAAATCATCCATGACCGTTGCATCTGCCCGTTTCATCCGTTAATTGGTCTTCCGCCGATTGCGGCAGCCTACTGGCCTGCCCTCAAGAATATGCGCATCCTGCGCTCGTCGTCAGAGTTCTTTGCGAACAATGCTCAGCCTTCTGGGATTCTCTCTGCGCCAGGTGCTATCTCTGACGGGACTGCTGATCGTCTACGGGCGTACTGGAACGAGAACTTCACTGGCGCGAACGCTGGCAAGGTTGCGGTAGTAGGAGATGGTTTGCAGTTCGTGTCCCTGGCATCTAAGTCTGTCGATTCACAGATGGTGGAGCAACTCCGCTACTCGGACGAGCAGATTTGCCAGCCTTTCGGTATTCCTCCGTTCAAGGTAGGACTCGGTTCCATTCCTGCCGGGCTCGGCGTCGACGCGATCAACCAGCTCTACTATGACGATGCTTTGCAGGCCGATATCCAGGCGATGGAATGCCTGCTCAGCGAAGGGTTGAACACCTATCCCTACAAAGTCGATCTCGACGAGTCTGTGTTGATGCGAATGGACGCCGGCAAGAAGGCCGATTACCACAAGACGCTCATCGACGGCAGCATCGAGACGATCAACGATGCGCGGATGTCGTTCAACCTGCCACCTTTGGTTGGTGGAAATACCGTGTACATGCAGCAGCAGGATTTCCCTCTGGATCAGGTGCGCAACAACGTTTTGCCTACCCAGGCGCAAGCTGCTGAACCGGCGCAAGATCCTGAGCCGACTGACGAAGAAATCCTTGCCACCGAAGAAACCCAGAAGGCCATGGATGAGCTTTTTTTCCTGAAGGCTATCCAAGCCGCACGCACTGAGGCCATTCAATGATCGACCCAGTAGAGTTCGGCAAGGCGATGGGCGCCATCGTCCGCGAAGCCACGGCGCCGCTGATTGCCCGTATCGAGCAGTTGGAAAAGGCACTGTCCGCCCAGACGATCCCGTCCGCCGACGAGGTCGCTGCACGGATAGACCTTGGCGCTCTGGCGAAATCCGCAGCAGAAATGGTGCCCCCTCCCCAGGATGCCGACATGGAAGCGCTCAAGGAGCACCTATCCGAACTGGTGAAGGCCATCCCTGCGCCGGCGGATGGGCAAAGCGTGACCGTGGAAGATGTGGCGCCGCTGATCCGTGAGGAAGTGGCCAAGGCAGTTGCCGAGGTTCCGCCGGCGAGGGACGGCGAGTCGGTCACTGTTGATGACGTTCGCCCGATTCTGGCTGATCTGGTAGGCAAGGCTGTTGCCGATCTGCCTCCGCCAGCGCCTGGAAAGGATGCGGACATGGAGGCCTTGCGTGCTCATCTTGGTGATCTGGTCAAGGGCATCCAGCTTCCGACAGTCCCTACCATCGACGAAGTGGCTGCCACTTTCGAGCGCCGCTTTTCCGATCTGACCCTGTCCTGGGAACGTCAGGCGCGTGAAACCTTCGACAAGGCCGCAGACCGCATGCCTATTCCGAAGAATGGCGAGAATGGCCGCGATGCGCTGCCGCTTGACTCTTTCGATATGGCCATTGGCGAAGACGGCCGAACCATCACCGTCAAGCTGCAGGCTGGCGAAACCGTGATCGAGAAGTCGATCAGGCTGCGGGCGATCATCGACCGCGGCGTGTTCAGCGCCGAGAAGTCCTATGAGCAGGGCGACGGCACCACCTATGGCGGATGCTACTGGATCGCGCAGAAGGACGCACCTGAGGGCGTTCCTGGCGGCTCCAGCGACTGGCGCCTGGCGGTGAAGAAAGGTCGCGACGGTAAGGATCTGCGTGACAGTGCGTCGAAGCATGACCCGCGTAAAGGCGTGAAGATTCGCAAGGACGAGGATGACGACAAATGATGTACGTCACCCTGGAGCGTGCCAAGACCCACCTTGGCATGGATCATGATGAGGACGATACCCTGATCTCGGCTTACATCACCGCCGCATCCGGCGCCGTGAAGAACTATCTGAAATCGGCATCAGCCTACGAGGTAGAACGCGACAGCAACGATGATCCGGTTCTGGATAGCAATGGCGATCCTGTATATGCCCGTGATAGTAGCGGATCCAAAGAAGTTCGGCTTGAGGTCCAGCAGGCAGTTCTGCTGCTGATCGGCTTCTTCTACAAGGACCGAGACGAGAACCCGGATGGGGCTTTTGAGCAAGGCTACTTGCCGAAGCCTGTCACGGCGCTGCTCTATCCGCTACGTGACCCGGCTCTTGCATAGGTATCGGACATGAGCTTGAAAGCAGGCCGTCTCCGCCATCGCGTGGACATTCAATCCAAAGTCCAAGACCAAGACCCGCAGACAGGCGAGATGATCGACAGTTGGGTGACAACCTGGCCCCAAGTGCCGGCAGAGATCGCACCTTTGAGCGTTCGAGAGTACATCGCTGCGCAGGCTATCCAGTCGAACATCAGCGCCCGAATCGTGATTCGGTATCGGGATGGCATGCTGCCGACGATGCGTATCCTGCACAAGGGCCGTATCTATAACCCGGCTGGCTGGCTTCCTGATCCAGTGCGCGGAAATGAGTACCTGACTGCCCCCTGTTCCGAAGGCGTCAACGAAGGCTGATGACCGACAAGAGATGGACTGGCTGCACGGTAGCGTGCATCGCCAGCGGACCTTCTTTGACCACTGAAGATTGTTCTGCTGTTCAAGTGTCTGGCCTGCCAACGATAGCCGTTAACTCAAGTTGGAAGCTGGCAAGGTTCTGCGACGTGATCTATGCCGGCGACTCTTGCTGGTGGGATGCCTACGGTGCCGAGATCGACATCCCGGCAGAACGCTGGAGTTGCACTCGACAGGCCGTACAGCGCTTCGGCGTGAATCATCACGTCGTCTATGGCGAGTACAACAGCGGCATGCGTGCTATCCAGTTCGCGATATGGCAGGGGGCTAAGCGGGTTCTACTGCTCGGCTACGACTGTTCGCTTGAGCACGGAACGCATTGGCACGGCGAGCACAGCAGGACAAAAAATCCTGACTCGAAGAAGGTAGTCCAGTGGCATCGACAGTTCGGCCAGGTCTCAGCAGAGGCTAAAACGGCCGGCATCGAGGTCGTGAACTGCTCGCGAAGCACTGCGCTGAGCTGTTTCGAACGGATAGGCCTTGAGGAGGCGCTTTGTTCATTCGTGGAATGATGGGTCTGGGGGATGGAATCTTTCAGCGTGCCTTCGTCAAGAACTACCCCGGCGCCTATCTAGAAACCCCGTGGCCTGAGCTATATAGCGATCTCGACGTAAAGTGCGTTCGACCTGACACGCAGCTCAGGACGCAGGCCAAAAACATCGGTCGGAACAGCCAATGGCACGCTCCGGCGTCGGGTGGAATGCTGCGTATCGCCTATCACCGTGAGCCAATAGTCCAGGGCATGCGGAAATGCTTCCGTGTGAATCCGAAGGAGTTCGATCTACCAGACTTCGGTTTCCCGCCAGTAGAAGGTCGCTATGTCCTGGTAAGGCCAGCGACAGTTCGTGCTGAATGGCGTGCAGATACGCGAAACCCTCTTCCGGAGTACATCGCCAGCGCGTCGGCAGAAATTCGCCGTAGGGGCTGGAAAGTGGTGTCTGTGGCCGATCTCGAAGAGGGCAAGGAATGGGCCGTGGGCGAACTGCCTCCTGCTGATATGCGCTTCCACAAGGGCGAGCTTCGCGTAACGCAATTGCTGTCTCTGCTACAGCACGCAGATGCAGTCATCGGCGGCATTGGCTGGATCGTGCCAGCCGCCATCGCCGCCAAGGTCCCGGCCTGGATCATCTGCGGCGGACAGGGCGGTTTCAACGCGCCAGAAATGATCACTGACCCATGCATGGATCTGTCCCGCATTACCTTCGCGGTTCCAGACAGGTTCTGCCGCTGCACGCTCAAAGAACATAACTGCGACAAGAGAATCATCGACTATGACCGCAAGTTTGCCGAATGGGCTGACCGACTGCCTGCTCTGGTCTGAAGAGCTTGGCATGGGCTTCCACCCGCGCCCGCCGATGGACTATAGCGGGCCGTATTTCGAGAAGTATCAGGCGCTTGACGCAACGCCAATGGGAACTGCACTGACCACGGCGCGTGTAGACATGGTGCGGCGTCATTTCGATGGTGAAGTGCTCGATGTAGGCATTGGTGGTGGACGATTCGTCGTCGAGTCTGGCGGTAAGGGGTTCGACGTGAACGAAGAGGCTGTGCAGTGGCTGAAGAGCCGTAACGCATATGCTGATCCGTACAAGGGCGTGGCCGCCATCACATGCTGGGATAGCCTGGAGCATGTTCCCGATCCTGAGGCCCTAGTTCGCTCGGTCGGCGAGTGGGTATTCGTCTCCATGCCCGTCTACAAAGACCAGGCCGATTGCCTGAAGTCGAAGCACTTCAAACCTGGTGAACACCTGCACTACTGGAGCGTTCGGGGTCTAGTCGGGTGGTTTGCAAAGATGAATTTCGGCTGTGTCGAGATCAACGAGCGAGAGTCAGGACTCGGTCGAGAGGGTATCACCAGCTTTGCGTTCCGGAGATTCCATGGCTAGCGACTATGTGGAGTACAAGCTGCGCGGTGCCGACGACATCGTAGAGCGCTTCCGCAGGCTTTCCACAGAGGTTCGCCGGCAAGTGGCAGTGCCAGCAGCTAAGGATGCAATGGAAATCGTTCTGAATGATGCAAAGGACAGAGCGGATAGGGTAGATGATCCATCAACTCCAAACTACATTCCCGCAAACATTGCTCTTGTTGAAAGGAAAAGGCTAGGGCAGGAACTAGGCGCCGCTTATGTATCTGTAGGCGTTCGTCGTAGGCGGCGCGGACAGGGTGGCGGAAATACATTCTATTGGTGGTGGGTAGAGCTTGGAACTGAGCGATCAGCGCCGCATCCTTTTATCCGTCCAGCGCTTGAGCAGAACCGAGATGCAATTTTTCGTGAGTTTATTAGCTCAGCTAGATACCAATTGATTAAACTGGGTGAGTACTGATGTATCCACCAATCTTCGCCACGGTAGCTGCCGATCCTGGAGTAACATCTCTTCTCGGGACATCGCCTGTTCGGTTTTTCCCGTTCGGTCAGGCGACACAGGGCGTGCAGAAGCCTTATGCCGTTTGGCAACTGGTCTCAGGCGGCGTCCCCTACAACCATCTAAATTGCAGGCCCGGGGGCGCCCGGTATCGCATTCAGATAGATGTGTATGCGAACACTGCGTCGTCTGCTCGGTCCGCAGCGGATGCCATCGAGCATGCCATTGAACTCGACTGCCATGTGGTCAGCTATAACGGCGAATTCCGCGATCCAGAAACCCAGAATTACCGATCCAGTTTCGATGTGAACTGGATCGAGCCTCGCTCCTAGGCCTCGTCGAGAGACGCGCCTCCAAAGCCGCCCCTAGCCACGTCGGGAGACGTTGCGACAGGGCGCACCATATTCCGAGCCCTGGCCCATGCCGGGGCTTTTCTTTTCCTGCGCAAGGGAAACGACTGCCGGGAGGCAGCCGCCAGACCGCTGTGAAGCGGACATATCCAGTACTGGAGATTTATCGATGGCAAAGAATAATGTGGTCAAAGCCCAGGGCACTGACCTTTACTTTATTGACCCTGATACGCATGTCGTAATGAATGCAGGATGTATCACGTCGCTTTCCGGAATCGATACCTCAATTGATCAGATTGAGACAACCTGCCTAAATGAGACCGCGCGTAGCTATGTTGCTGGCTTGGCTACCCCTGGCACCGCCACCTTCAGCATCAACACGAACCCTCAAGACCCTGTTCATATTAGGCTTCTCGAACTGAAGAATGCTGGCGTGAGTCTTGATTGGGCGGTTGGCTGGTCTGATGGAACATCTGCTCCTACCGCCGTACTTGATAGTTCCGGTGAATATGATTTTGACGTTCCGGCAGACCGTTCCTGGCTGCTTTTTGAAGGCTACATGAACAGCTTCAGTTTCGAGTTTGCACAGAACGCTGTCGTTACTTCCAGCATCGGCATTCAAGTATCTGGAGAGCCGGTGCTTATCCCTAAATCCACAAGCTAAGGAAAATAAATGACTGACTTCAGCCTAGACCTGATCAAGTCCACCGGAGCGGTGATTGGCGCTCCGGTGGAGAAGGAAATTTCCTTCTATGTTGGAGGTGAGACTCATAAGGCAAAAGTTTATGTGCGGCTCGCGTCTTATGATCAGGCCCTTAGAGAATTTGAGCTTCAAAAGCAGGGAAGTGACGTACTTGTTTCGCGACTTATGGCTTCCATCGTCGACAAGAAAGGGGATCCAGTGTTCACAGAAGAAAGGCAGATCACTGGAGATCCAGAGACTGGCGACGGGAAGCTTTGCGCAAGCCTCTTCTTCTCTTTGCTAAAGGCTGTAAGTGATGCAAATGGGTACACGGAAGACGAAGTAAAAAACTAACTCCCTCCGATGTCTTCTGGCATGAACTTGTCTTGGCAGGCATCGGGGGGAGAACGGTTTCTGAAGCAAAATCGCGCATGAGCTACAGAGAGGCCCAGCAATGGGCCTCATACGTAAGAGCGCATGGTCCAATCAGTCATTCTAGGCGGATTGAATCAATGCTAGCTCAGGTCTGCTGGGTAATTCAGGCAGTTCATGGAGGGAAAATGTCACCCTCTGACTTCCTACCTGGATATGGGTCAGTGGAAGACGAAGAGTCAGAAGCAACAATCGAACAGTTTGCTGCTATTTTGAACATGGCTCGCATTAACTGAACAGTTTATGTCTAATTTCCTGGAGTAGTAATGGCTACTGATTCCCTTGGTACGCTGACGGTCGACTTGATAGCCAACACAGGCGGCTTTGAGCGTGGTATGGATGCAGCCGAGCGCCGAATCGCCAGTACTACTCGCGCGTTCCAGCGACAAGAGCAAGCTGCTGAGCGTCTGGTTGGCCGTATTGATCCGGTGGCCGGGGCTATTAACAGGCTTGTACAGGAACAGACTGAGCTTGAGCGACATTTCAGATCTGGAATTATTCCTGCTGGAGAGTTTGAGAGACTTAACAGGATTCTCAATGACCAGTTAGATGCAGTCCAGCGTGGAAACAGAGAAATGGCGTCTGGCGGCCTTACTGCCAGGGCGTATGCCAATGCTCTTAGAGGTGTGCCAGCACAATTCACAGATATTGCGACTAGTCTGGCAGCAGGACAGCCGCCTTTAATGGTGCTTTTGCAACAAGGTGGCCAATTAAAAGACATGTTTGGTGGCGTTGTTCCAGCTGCCAGGGCTTTAGGCGGATACATTGCAGGACTGATAACCCCTGTAACCGGTCTTGCTGCTGCTGTTGGCGTACTCGGGGTATCCTTCATTGATGCAGAACGAGAAGCCGCGGCATTCAACAAGGCAATTTTCGCAGGTAATAATGCGGCAGGTGTGAGTGGCTCTGGCCTTTCTCAGATCGCAGAGCAGGCATCGGCGGTAACAGGCTCGCTGTCAAACGCAAATAAAGCTGCCATCGCGTTGGCTTCTAGCGGAAAGGTTGCTGCAAGCCAGCTTCAGAGCCTGACAGAAGCAACCATTGCGATAGCTCAATTCACTGGGAAAGAAGTTGATGATGTAGCAAAGTCCCTATCAGGGATGGGAGATAGTGCTACTGATGCTGCTGCAAAAATTAGTGAGCAGTATGGGCTTTTGACCTATGAACAGTACCAAGTAATCAAGTCGATTGACGAGCAAGGCAATAGTCAAAGAGCTTTAGACGTACTTGGAGAAGAGCTAAACAGAAATGCACAAGAGCGTCTGAAGCAGTACCGGGAATCTCTCTCTGATATTGAGCGTGATTGGATCGACATCAAGACGGCTATCACAAACTCATACGCAGCAGTACGTTCAGAAATATTCCCAAACCAGAATCAGCAGATTGAACAGATTCAGAGGATTCTTCGAACCCGCCAAGAGGGAGGGGTTCTAGGAGCGGTGTCTAGTGCCTTTGGGTTTGGTGAAAACTCTACTGAGTCACTTCAGCAACAATTGGATTCTCTAGTTAAACAAAGGGATGCGGCAGCAAAACAAGCTGAAGAGCAAGCCAAGATAACAAAATCCAATCAGGATCGAGTTGATGCTTCGAGAGAATGGGAAAAGGAGAATGAGAAGTACCTATCCAGCCGGGTAAAGATGGAGAAGGAAATCTCCGCTGCTCGCGAACTTGGCCGGAAGGCGGGTCTCAACGAGATTGAAATAGAAGACCGCATTGCTCAGATTAGAAAGAGCTATGAAGAGAAGCCTTCTTCTCGTTCTGGTTCCTTAGATGCTGGCCAGCGCATGCTTGATAGTCTGCGTCAGCAATATGCTTCGATGCAGGCTCAGCTTGAAGCAACCGAGAAGCTCGGCACACAAGCCCAGGCTTTGGTGAAGTGGGAGCAACAACTTGCTGATCTGAAATCTCGCGGCAGTCTCTCGGCTGATCAGAAAGCGCTTCTTGCGAATGCTGACCTGATCACCGCGCAGCTTAAGCGGAATGCCGCGCTGGAAGATGAGCTGAATACGCGGAAGGAAATCCAGAAAACTCTGGATGACTACAAGCGGCTCAATGAGTCATTGCGTACAGATGCTGAAAAGCAGTTGGATTTAACCCGCCAGCGCTTCGAGATACTGGACAAAGCTCGTCAGGCCGGGATATCTGATGATGACTACCGCCGGACCGCAGAACGGATCGTATCTTCTTCTACCACAAAGGCTCCTACTTTTTCAGGTGTTGATGCTGTTGTTGCAGGGCCTCAAGGCGAACTTGATAAGCTTGACAAGGCTCAGGAGGATCTTGAGGCCTGGTATGAGCAGCAACTTGAAATCCTGAACGAGAACAGAGAGAAGCGGGCAGAATTGAACGCCTCTTGGGATGAGCAGGAGCTAAAGTTAAAGCAAGAGCACGAAGATGCTATGGCTGCGATTGAGCAATCTCGCCAGCAGATTACGCTTAGCGCAAACGAACAATTCTTTGGAAATCTAAGCGGTTTGGCGAAAACGTTCTTTGGTGAGCAGTCCGGCCTGTACAAAGCGGCGTTCGTTGCAGAAAAGTCATTCGCAATCGCAAAGACATTGATTAACGTTCCAAAGACCGCATCAGATGCTTACTCGGCCATGGCGGGTATCCCTGTTATTGGACCCGCACTGGGGATTGCGGCTGCCGCTGCGGCTGTTACTGCCCAGCTTGCCCAGGTTGCAGCAGTGAAGAACGTAAACCTATCTGGCATGGCCCACGACGGTATTGATGCTGTTCCGGAGACCGGAACCTGGCTGCTCCAAAAGGGGGAGCGGGTAACGACCGCAGAGACGAGTGCGAAACTCGACAAGACGCTTGATGACGTTCGCTCAAATCAGAGTGGCGGTGGTGCGCCGACCATCAACCTGATCGAAGATCGTAGTCGGGCAGGGCAGGTCAATACTCGCCGCCAAGACGACCAATACATCATCGACGTTGTAGTGGCCGATCTATTCGGTGATGGTCGTTCATCGAAAGCTATCGGAAGCTCGTTCGGCATTCGTAGGAGCGGCACATGAAGCAGTACCCCAATATCTGCCCGCCTCAGCGGGAGGGCTATGGGCTTACTCCTGTCAGCCCCCTTATCCGCACGGAAATGCAGACGGGTAGGGCGAGGCAGCGGCGTCACTTCACCGCAACCCCAACTATGGCAAGCGTGAGGTGGAGGCTCAACGATAGCGAGGCAATGCTATTTGAGGCCTGGTTCCGCGACGTTCTAGTGGATGGTTACCACTGGTTCGAATGCCCACTAAAGACGCCGGAGTCTCCTGGTGGTTTACGAGCATATGCTGCCAGATTCACCAACATCTATGATGGTCCAAAGCTGGTCAGCGGCAGTATCTCGCTCTGGGATTTCACCGCCACACTGGAGTTGCGTGAGCGACCCATCATCGATCCTGGGTGGGCCGAGATTCTGCCCGAGTACATCCTCCTCGCTGACATCTTCGACATCGCGATGAACAGGGAGTGGCCTCGACATGGCGACGGCTCTTGAACGGTTCTATGCATCGGATGGGCCGGATCTTCCGATTGCAACGATCGAGATTACTCGGCCCTCCAGGACCGATCCGATCCTCATCTGTCAGGGGTTCAAAGACCTGACCTGCATGACAGAAGACGGACGGCTACTGACATTCATCGCTGGCGCTATCGACGTTTCGATCCCGAAGCGCGACAACAGCGGGAACCAGAACGTTGGCTTTGCGATCGACAACGTGACTGGCTTTGCTCAGCAGTATATTGCCGAGGCCATCGACGCCGGAGAGTCGGTCACGCTTGTCTTGCGAATCTACCTCGAAAACGACCTGACTGCGCCGGCAGAGCGCCCCTATCGGATGCGCGTGAAAGGGGCCGACTTCGAAAGCCTCACTGTCCAGGTGGAGGCCGGCTACTACGACCTCATCAACACCGCAGCTCTGCGCCACATCTACAACGTCAGCGAGTTCCCTGGACTCAAATACTGGCCCTGATCCCATGCCGAACAGATACCTCACCGCCATCTATACCGAGGGCGGTCGGGCCCTGCCGTGCCTGGACTGCTGGGGCCTGACGCTCATAGCGCGGGTTGAGCTGTTCGGGCTGCCGATGCTGACCGACTTCGGCGGTGTCACGCGGCACACCCCGGTTTCGATGCAAAGGGCGTGCGATACGGAGATCCAGCGCGCGCTCGAGCAATGCGAGCCAGGACCTGGGGTCATCGCCGCGGCCTACAGAGGGCGGCTGCTCGATCACGTAGGTCTGTTGGTCGAAGTGGATGGACGCCTCCGGGTTCTCGAAATCAACCCGGGAAGCGGGGTTTCACTCACCCCGCTCCAGAAGTTCTCCGACAAATACTCCAAGGTGGTCTTCTACCGTGATCGAAATCTACCCATCGCTCCTTGACGGAGAACCGCTGGAGCGGCATCCGATCGGCCGCAGAATGACGATTCATGCCTGGCTGACCGCGAATTCGCCTGGGTACCGCTGCCACGACGTCCACCCGTTCTCTATCGGTGTTGTCCCCGCTGAGGTTGCGCTCTGCGATGACCTTACCGACAAGCAGAAAAAAGCCCATGAGGAGTTCATCCATCCCGGTGAGTGGGCCGAGCGCATCATCGACCGCGGCGACATTGTTCGCATCTACAAGCTGCCGCGCGGGACTGATCCGTTCACGATCACCGCGGCACTGTTCAAAGGCGTCCAGTCCGCATTCCGGATGCTCATGCCACAGTTGCCAGGCATGCCCACAAACCCGGGGCAGGGCGAGTCCCTGGCTGACTCCAGCGCGCGAGGAAACAAGGTCAAGCTCGGCGACGCAATTCGCGAAGTCGCCGGCCGCCGGCTGATCTTCCCCGACTACATCCTGCCTCCCAGGAAGTATTTTGCCGGCCCACGCGAGCAGTGGACCGAAATGCTGTTGTGCATCGGCCGTGGTCGGTTCCAGATACAGGAGGGCGGGGTCAAAATCGGCGATACCACGTTCCTCGCGCTCGGCGCGGAAGCCTCTTTCCAGATTTTCGAGCCAGGCCAGAGTCTTGGTTCCCACCCATCCGCCATCTGGTGGCACTCCGCGCCGGAGGTTGGCGCTAGTTCGACAGGTAATGCTGGCCTGGAACTCACCGAGTCCTCGACGCTCACCCCGAACCCAACCGCAACGACCTTCACGTTCTCGGGGAGCAACATCATTATCCCCTCTGGCGCCGGCTCGTTCCCGTCTGACTGGGTCGCCGGGACGATCCTGCGAGTAGAGGCGCAGTATCCGTACACCGTCGTCGACGGCGGTGGAAGCGCGCGCGACACGATCTCGGGCGATATCGCGCAACTTGGTCTGTCTGTTGGAACCGAGATTCAGGTCGTCGGCGTTAACTCGGGGCTCTACGTCGTAAACACCGTGAACTCCACCAACTTGACGCTGAACTACGATAGCGGCGCCCCCGTAAATGCTCTACAGGTGGGGGCCGGCGACGCTGCAATCGGTTTGCGTGGGCTCAGGTTCCGAATCACTGCGTACAGCGCCCAGCAGATCACCGTAGAGCGCCTGACGTCTGCTGGGGCTACTGATCCAACCTGGCCAGGCTTCTCCCCGCTGAACTCCAGTACGTCGCGCATCACCGTTGATACCTCGAACTCCGAAGGAGGCTGGCGCGGACCATTCCCGGCGTGCCCGGCGGGCGAGAAAACGAGCGTTGTCGAGTGGGATATCTTTTGCCCAAACGGTTTGATATTCATCGACCGGAAGGGCAACCAGATTCCGCTGAGCGGCTACTACACTGTCCAGTACCGCGACATGGATATCGGTGGCGCATGGACCTCGCTCGACTACCAGCATAACGGAGCCACACTCGACCAAATCGGGTTCACGACGCGCCTGAATCTCCCGTACGCCATGCGACCAGAGATCCGCATGCGGCAGCGATACCCCATCGGGAAAAACGAATTGGAGTTCCGCGACACACTGCAATGGTACGGCCTGCGTTCGCAGCTCCAGGCGCCGACCTCATACGCGGGCGTGACGGTGCTCGCGGTTCGGTACCGGTCTTCTGATCGCATTTCCGCGCAGACCGAGAGCCGCATCTCGGTAGAGGCTACCCGCATGCTGCCAACCCGCCAGGGCGGAGCATGGACGACTGAACTCGCAACGCGAGACATCGTCCCGTTCCTTTGCTACATCGCGAAAGAGCGTGGGTACACCGATGCCGATCTCGACCTCGATGAGCTCGACCGGCTGGACGCCCTCTGGAAAGCCCGCGGCGACACGTTTGACATGATCTACGAGGACGGCAAGGTCACGGTCGCGCAGATCATGGATGACGTGCTTGCAGCCGGATATGCGGAGAAGACGATCAAGCGCGGCGTGATCTCTGCGGCACGAGACGAGCCCAGGACAACGTTCGGGCACATGTACTCGCCGCAGAACATGGATGGTCCGCTGAAGATCAGCATCAGCGCGCCGTCTGAAGACGACTACGACGGCGTCGATGTGGAGTTCGTCAATGCCAACGGCTGGATCGACGATACCGTCCAGTGCCGTCTGCCCGGCGATGTTGGCAGGAAGGTCGAGAAGATCACGGCCGTCGGCGTGACAGACCGAAACCGGGCGTGGCGATACGGAATGCGCCGCAGGATGGCGCAGCGATACCGGCGAACCGAGTATTCATTCGATACCGGCCTCGACGCGCTGAACAGCGAGTTCTGGGATTACGTGGCCCTCGCCGGCGATGTTCCAGGTCCCGGATTGGCGCAGAGCGCATACCTGAAATCGTTCGTGATCGCTGGAAACTCGGTCCTGATCGAGTCCAGCGAGCCGCTCGACTGGTCGCTCCTGACCTCCCCAGCGCTGTACCTGCGCCGCCCAGATGGAACGGTATCCGGCGGATACCCGGCATCTCGGATCGACGACTACCGGCTGAGCATTCCCAGCATCGATTTCGTCCCTGATGTTTCCTGGGAAATCGAACCGCCGCACCTGCTGCTGGGAAACCCATACCCGGCCCTGATCAGCTCTATCGATCCCAACGGCAATACCTCGGCGTCCGTCCGAGCGGTGAATTACGACCCCAGGGTCTACACCTTCGACGACGCCAGCGCCCCCAACTGACCCGCACACGAAAACCTAGCCCGCCAAAGAGCGGGCTTTTTTATGCTTGGAGAAAAGCATGGCCTACGACACTAGCGCCTTCCCGCTCGGCTCGAAAGACCCTCGCGTCCTGTATAACAACGCCGAGAACATGGATGTCGCAATGAACTCGGTGGAGCAAGAGCGTTGGATGGATCGAGGGCCACAGCGCCCGCCGCTGCCTCGCTGGACATACTGGGGCATGGAGCAGAACTACAACCGCTTCATCTCCAATTCCGCCTGGGAGCTCCCACCGCTGGTATATGTCGATGGCTCCCCGCTAACCGTAGAGCGGTCCAGCCAAGTTATCGAGCGCGATGGAAACCTCTACAGCGTCAAGCTGCCGGCATTGTTCCCTGTCGAACTCTCCGGCACCTGGTCCGCCGACGAGCCGCTGCTGGTATTCCGCAGTGACCAGTCGCTGCGCCAGGAGCTCGCAGAGCAGAACGGCGGCACCCTGGTCGGCTGGAAGCGCACCCAACTTTCCGCGTCGATCGACACAATTCAGCAACTCGCTGACTCTATTCCAATCCGGGTCTGGGAGTTCGCGGAGCTGGTCTCTGACAAGCCGTCGCCTGACCCGGCGACCTGGAACTGGACTCCGGCGTTCCAGGCGATGGTAGATACCGCCGAGTCCTATATGCAGTCATCTGGAGCGAAGCAAATCACCTGCTATGCCGGGCCTGGCACGTTTCTGATTGACTCAATTGTGTGGCGCTCTGGTGTGCACATGTATTTTGGAGGTGCTGAGCTAAAGGCCCATCCTGACTCTATAGATGGGAACTCGCTAATTAACGCCACCCTTAAACTAAGCGATATCGGTTTCTATGGCCCAGGCATAGTTAACGGTGACAAAGATAATTTCGGTACAGAGCATCGGCAGCACGGCATTCACTGCGTGGCAAAGAAAGTGAAGATTAAAGATCTTTTCATTGAAAACATCGGTAGCAGTTCGGTGTTTTCGCTGGGTGATGGCGTAATTTTTCGTCCAACAATCCCAGAAGGTGATTTTCAATGCGAGGACTGTGAGGTTTCAGGGTGCACATTTAGCAATATAGAAAGACAGTGTATAACCGTTGAGTCTGGGTTTAATATCCGTATTTTGTCGAATGGGTTCTATAACAGCACTTATGCAGCACTGGATATCGAAAATGCTGGATATACCATGGGTGATGTTGATGGAGTTATTTTTCATGGTAACTATATCGATGGATGCCTGTATGGCGTGACTGCTGTGACGTATCAGCCAGTAGATGCTCAGCGAAATATTGTTTGTGGCGGGAATATCTATAAGAATGTGATGGATGCGTATCATTTCCGAGGCTGCTCTAATGTGAAGGTCGGTTATGGTGATATCGCCGAAGTAAGTCGATACGGAGCCTATATTTACTCCGATGGTGCTACTACGGTGAGTAACATCGAAATATCGGACTTCACCACGTCGGGAGGTACGTATGGCATTTACGCGCAGACAACTAGTGGAGGATCTTTCAATAGGATTAAACTGTCCACCCTGAAGATTACCGGAACATCCACGTCGCCTATCACTGTGCAGAACACATCTGGATTACGGATAGAAGAGGTTGACGTGCTGATCAACACCGGCTCGGGTGTTGTGATCCAGAACTGTGCCTCACCAATTATCAGAAATTTGAAGATGGTCGGCGCGGTTACGCTTTCTGTGCCGGCAGTGTCATTTATCGGCACCACTACGAACCCGAGAGTCGGTGGGCTGGATGTAGCTGGGTTCACGGTTGGCGTTTCTGTCACCACGTCTGCTACCACGACAATCCATAGTCTCAGTGATAACGTGTTTGCAGGAGTTGCGACCCCGTGGTCGGTGAATCCTGGAAACTACATTAAAGGGCAATTCTCTGGAACGTTCACAATGAATGCCGCCTCAAGCATGAACGTCAATAATGTCGGAATGAATGTAACCTCGTCTATTGTGAGATTGATTCCCACAAATGCGGCAGCAGCAACGCTTCAAGCTGGCTCAAAAATGGCCTGGGTGGTCAACTCGGCTTCGAGTAATAACGTGTCGTTCAGAGTGCAGACCGCAGATGGAACGGCTGCGGCTGGGACGGAAACTTTTGCTTTCGTGATAGAGAACCTATAACTATGGCGCTGGGGCGGTAAACCGCCCCAATTTTTCAAAGGTTCGTAGCTACATCTCTGCTCTTAATAAACACATCGCCGAGTCCAATTCGCTCAAACTCATTTCGATGGCTGACACTGGCTTTCAACATGATCGAGCGAATAAATGCTGCTGTAAGGTGGTTCCAGTCAGTGATAAACGGAACACCGTCCGACTCATACGGGCACGCGGACTTCTCATTCTTGCATGTCATCCCTATAAGATCGATATACTCGAATGGTACTGTGTAGCTTTTGAACAGTGGTAACTTGGTTATATCCTGCTTTTCAGTTGGGTAAGATGCTATGTCACGACAAATTGAGGCGTCTCTCCATGATACAAACATTGCCATTAGGCAAGAGTCGTGTTTCTTACCGTCCATTTGGTAGTAGCTTCCCATGACGTATGTCTTAGGACTTTTTCCAACGGAGTGGACATAGTTTAGTATGTCAAACCTGAATAGATTCGACGAATATTCAAATGGTCTGTGAGAGGTAAGTATTATCTTCTCTACGGACTGCATTAATTCTTTGTTGTTGATGATTGTGTTGAAGTCTGCACAGTTTGCTTTATATGGAGCTCCCAATGGGTCGGACTTTATAGTCCCGTTTTCGAATTTTACGTCGCACCCAAGGTATGATGCTGAAATAACTCTGTATTTCGAGTGATCAATAATTGAGTTGAGCGCGGATGACCAGTTTCGCAGGTACGAATCACCAACTATGAATATTGTTTTCGCTTCGGAAGGGCTAGCGTACTCAGGGACCTTCATTGAGTCTGTTGTGTACTTTGCAAGGATGGATTCCTCGTATGATCTGGCCTCTTTCGAGTAGACCATGTTCATCCTGTCCGGGAAACCTTTTTGAAGGTGTCCGTATATCCCGGTGGCAGTTACCAGAACGGATGCCGCAGCGGCATAGGAGAGCACGCGAGCGCGACTTGCGCCGCTCTTACGAAATGGTTTTTCAACGATCCAATACGAAGCTACGGAGAGTGCAATGGTGAGCGCGATGATCAATATCTGCGCTGAGACCGTGAGCTCGCCCATCATCTTCACTTTCGCTAGTGCAATGATCGGTTGGTGCCAGAGATACGCGCTGTAGCTCAGTAACCCGATCCAGACCAGAGGCTTGAAGCTCAGCAGGGTGCCAATGGCTGTTCCCGGGCGTGCAAATAGAATGATTAGTGCTGTACCCATCGTTGGGTACAGCGCATTTGAACCAGGGAACGGAGTCGCCTGATCAAATGCGTAGACCGAGTATGCGATCAATGCGAGGCCAGCTATTCCTCCAATGTGTCTGCCGCGAAGGCTTGGCCTCTTGAAGAGGATAAGAGCCACAATTGCGCCAACCATCAGTTCCCAGGCGCGTGACGGAAGAAGGTAGAATGCCGTCATTGGCTCTGCGGACACTGTTATGTCTGAATATATAAAGCTCGCAATCCCGATTGCGGCAATAGTCGCGCATAGTGCAGAGAAACCAAATCTCCACAGAATAATTATAACAAGTGGGAAAAATATATAATATTGTTCTTCTACCGCTAGGCTCCATGTGTGAAGTAGCGGCTTAAGTTCTGCTGCTGAGTCAAAGTATCCTGATTCATACCAGAAAAGAAAATTTGACGAAAAGGTTGCGGTAGAGGCAACGCTCTGTGCGAACCTTTTCATTTCTTCGGGCGGTAGCGTTATCCACGCGAACGGGATTACACATAAGATCATCGTAAATAGGACAGGAAGAATTCTTCGCGCGCGGCGCTCGTAGAATTTGAGAATGCTTAGCTTGTTCTCCTGACGTTCTTTCAGGAGGATCGATGTAATTAGATATCCGCTGATTACAAAAAATACATCTACACCAACAAATCCGCCGCTGAACTGTGAGAGACCGACGTGGAACAGGATTACAGGTAGTACGGCTATCGCTCGTAGACCATCGATTTCAGGGCGATATGCCAGGAACTTGTTGTGCATCGGATTCCCTTCGGTTGGGCGCGGGTCAGCCGCGAATGATACCGGCTGTTGGGGTTGAACGTCATGCGGATCAGCGCGCCGGCGCTCAGGCCGGCGCTGGGTAAGCCACTAACGGATGCTGTGCTCAGAATATTGGTTGAGTCTGAGCCTCCGCTGTACAGCGTCAAACTCAACGTCGAAGTCCTTCCTAAGCTTCCAGATGCCCATGTATCCATCCTTGAAATGGTCGATCATCTCTACCCCTGCACGGGATCCGTGCCGCCCAAGGAAGTTGTAGAGGCCATGGCGTTTGAAGATTTCGTACAGGTACTGGAAGTGGTGGCATACGAAGTACACGTCGTAGAGCTGGTGGTCGTTGAGCATGGTGCCGCAGCGTTTCCCTGGCTTCGGCAGCCATTCTCCTTCGTGAACGCTGTAGGCGGCTACGAAGTTTCGTGCTGCATCCAATTGATTGGCGGGGATGTCTGCGGCAGATCGAACCCCGAATGCGGCATGGGTCTGTGACCAGATTTTCATGGTGGCGCGGCGGCGTACTTCGACGGGAAGGGCGGCTACCTTTCCCTTGATCAGCGCGCCGAGCATGTGGAAGCCATCGGTGCCGATGGTTTCTCCAACTAGGGTTGCCATCTTGTTGCTCGAGTCCTCATAGCGACCGCTGCGGCGGATAGAGGGCAGAACCTCGTCGCACACCCAGGCCTCGAAGCGCTGAGCCTCTTCCTTCCGGCTTTTGATGATCAGACGGTAGAGGTTGCCCTCGTCGATGAAGGTCAGGGCCTGCTTGCCTTTGGTGGTAAGGGTGTCGCGTTTCGCTACACCCTTTTCCCGGCAATGCTTGGCCAGGGCGTCGCGGCTGTTTGCATAGCCGAGCACGCGGCAGATGTCAGCGACGCAGAACCAAGGCTGGTCATCGATCAGCATGGTGCGAACTTCGCGAGCATCGAACTGGAACGGAATTATTTGATCGGTTTGCATGGCGGCATCTCCAAGACTTTCAGGTTTCCCTGCCTTCCCAGGCCAATGGGGTGGACAGAGCCGTGCGGGTTGGCCTACCGGGTCTTGGAACCGGCCACTCTTGCGAGTGCCCACACGACTCCGCCCATAAAGGGTGATGCCATGCTATGGACACAAAAAAACCGCTCATAGGCGGTCGTGTCCGCCAAGACTTCCGGGAGGCCAATCCCAGGCCGCTGAATTTGCAGCGGCGGGATAATCTTGGCTTTATCGTCCTCCTGAGTCAACCACTGTATGAATCATCATGTGCCGCCATGCTTCGAGCGGTGATAGCTTCGTGGCCAACTGCATGGGGTAGGTGGCGGTGATGGACGAGGCGTTTGCTAGGGCCATTTTGGGTGGTTTTTTAATCATTGCTTTCTTCTTGGCGCTCACAAGATGGAGGCGCTCCAGCAAACAAACTCGGCGGCGGCAAAAACTGAGTGCAACACCTGACCTTTCCGGTACGGTGCTGCCCTATGTCTTATTCCGAACTCAGCGTTGAAGAGCGTGCCACCATTCAAGTTAGTCATGCCCAAGGCCTCAGCTTGCGCAGGATTGCCTGCTTGATCAACCGATCCCCTTCGACGGTCAGCCGGGAGATGCGCCGCAATCGAGATGCAGCTGGCAGCTACTCGGCCCGTGTGGCTCAGCAGCGGATGAAGGCCCGCCGCCAGGCTTGTCGGCCCATGCGAAAGCTGCTGCCAGGGAGTGAGCGCTTTGAACTGGTGATCCATATGCTGCGCCAGCGTTTGTCTCCCGAGCAGATTGCCGGCAAGCTGCGCAGTATGAACATACCCAGCCTTAGAGATGCCTACGTCTGTCGCGAGACGATCTACAACGCGATCTATGCCCTGCCCGTCGGTGAGCTGCGCAAGGAGTTGATCCTTTGTTTGCGCCAAGGCAAGACGACACGTAGACCACGCCTTGGCGGTGTGGATCGGCGCGGGCAGATTCCAGAGATGGTCAGCATTCACTTGCGCCCGCCGGAAGTTGAAGACCGGCTGATGCCGGGGCATTGGGAAGGCGACCTTATTAAGGGTAAGGCTAACGCCTCGTCTGTAGGTACGCTGGTGGAGCGCACTAGTGGTTACCTGATGCTGGTGAAGATGAACGACGCGACGGCGACCTCGGCGATGGAGGGCTTCAGCGCCGCCCTCAATAACATGCCGCTGGCGATGCGCAAGAGCATGACCTACGACCAGGGCCGGGAAATGGCACAGCACGCCGAGATCACCCAGAGAACCGGTGTGGCGATCTACTTCTGCGACCCGCACAGCCCTTGGCAGCGCGGCAGCAACGAAAACATTAATGGCCTGATCCGCCAGTACCTGCCCAAGGGCACTGACTTGTCGGTACATAGCCAAGAAGAACTGGATGCCATTGCGTTTCAACTGAACATGCGTCCACGTAAGCGCTTCGATTTCAAATGTCCTATCGAAGTCATGAGCGAAGTGATGCAGAAAGCCTTGGCTATGCAATATGATGCTCCTGCGTCAATTCAATAACCGTGTTGCACTCAGCTCCTGCAACCGCCCTCTTATTGAAAAAAGTGAAACTGACACTCAACAGGCACCGCTGCGGATATCTCACAACCCAGCGCCGCCAAAAGGGAAGAGGCTGGATGCGCCATCTAAAGTCGAGCTTCCGCCGCTCACAGGGAAAATTCGAGGGGCGAGTAGTTTCGATTTTCACGTGGTTGGCGAGTCTTACTATCAGGAAGCCCTTCGCAAAATTCGTAACTCTACCGACATGGCGCATGGCAACGTGCATCAGGCATTTATAGTTACCGAGCCTGACAGCATTCATGACGGCAATGCTTGTGCGGTGTACATAAGAGGCTGGAAAGTCGGATATTTGCCGCGAAATTCTGCCGCCGACTTTGTAAGGCAAATGCGACACACATACGGGCTTGAAGGAGTTATGTGTTTAGAATGCCGGGCCAAGCTTATAGGTGGATACGGAGCGAAGCGGCATCTCGGCGTGATGCTGAACCTACCAACTGATTAGAAAAGGGAATGCCATGCAGTACAGCGTGATTGTCACGGGCACAGGATTCGAAGGTCGTAGCGGCAGAATACGCCTGGCTGTGCGCCCCGGAATGGAAGTCAAGCTAGTGCCAGAGCCTGGCAACCCGCACGATCCCAATGCCATCGCTGTCTACGTTCACGTCCGGCGCTGGTTCACCCTATTCCTCCCAACTGACGTGCAAATCGGCTACATCAAGAGAGATCGGGCCGCGTTCTTTACCAGAAAGATGAAGGAAGGAGGGCGGATCACTAAGGCAATAGTGAAAAGCATGTACACCGAACTCGACCATCCCAGGGTTTCTCTGAGCATCGAAACCGACTGGTAGTCGCGCAAGACAGAAAAGCAAAACCCCCGGACGTTCACACCGTGCCGAAAGGGGGATCATTGTTTGCACACAGGGGCAGCCAAACAGCCAAGGAGAGCAACTCTTGCAAGCATTCCTCTTTTTTTTGTGCTTGCAATGCGTCTGTCGTGACTGTAATTTGCAAGCATAAACAATCTTGGAGATGCTTGCATGGCCGACAAACCGAAAGGCAAGGCAGTAGGAGGTAAAGCCAGGGCGGCAGCTCTGACTAGCGAGAAGCGCAAGGAGATCGCCACAAAGGCCGCCGTGGCAAGGTGGGGGTCAAAGCCTGCCAAGGCGTCTCACAAGGGGAATTTCAAGGAAGAGTTCGGTATTGATGTCGATTGCTATGTTCTGGATGACGCTAATAAGACGGCAGTTATCAGCCAGCGAGGCATGGCGGCAGCGCTCGGGCTCGATGATAGTGGTCGGGCTCTACCCAGGTTCGTCGAAGGGAAAAAGGTCTCAGCAGCCCTGGGGGCGGAAGTACTCGAAAAATTGTCTAAACCTTTGATTTTCAAGGGTGACATCCCGGGGGTGAAAGCTCCTCCAATAGGGAGTGTGCACGGCTATGATGTTTCCCTTTTGATTGATATTTGCAAATCACTGATCGCGGCAGCCAACAAAGGAGAGTTGCTGAAAAGCCAAGCCAAAATCGTGGCGCAAGCTCAGATCATCCTCTCGGCGTCAGCCAAGGCTGGTATCCAAGGACTGGTATACGCACTGGCCGGATACGACCGCACGAAGGAAGAGGTCATCGCGGCGTACAAGATGTACGTTATGGATGAGGCCAGGGAGTACGAGAAAGAGTTTTCTCCGGAACTGTACGAGCATTGGTATCGGCTCTACGGACTGGACAAGCCGGTGCGTGGCAGGCCGTGGGAGTTCAAGTACCTCACCATTGACCACATTTACAAACCACTGGCAAAGAGCGCCGGCAAGGTCTTCCTACTCGCGAAGACGAGCAAGAAGGCCAACGGAGAGCGGACCGATAAAATCCACCAGTTCTTGTCGGAAATCGGTGTAAAGGCTCTCCGCACCCAGGTGGGTAAAATCACGGGTATCGCATCGGTGTCTAGGACTCGCGAAGAGTACGAGCGTTACATTGCCGAGCAGATCCACGGCCAGACTTCGCTTGATTTATCTTGATTTCGTCATGAAACACGAAGACCGCCATTGAGCGGGCTTCGTCGTTTCTGGAGCTCACATGCCCATCACTGAGCAGCAACTGCTGCGTATTTACCCGAACGTCGGCCCTCGAGCCGGCGTTTTTATTGATGCGCGTCACGCAGTGCCTCGCCGATCCCTGCGCAGGTAAGACTCCCTTTCCCGCCGAGCGGCGAGCCGACCGCTGGCCCGCACCGCAATATCGACCGGTATTCCGGCTTTGATGCGCTGGTGGGCGGTAGAGACGTTGACTCCGAAGTGGGCGCAGGCCTGGGCAACTGCTGGGCTGCGAAAAGGCGACGATCTACAGACCAAGGTCAGAGCGCTACTGGCCGAGCGGCGGCAGCGGGTTGGTTACGAGGCGCAACTCATGGCTGCGAACCAGGCCTGTCAGAATTAGGAGTAGACTACGGCCTTTTCTTACGAGGGCAGGGCATGCTGGTCATTCGATTCAAGGGCTGGTCGGTGAAACTCGACCACCAGGTGGGCAGCGCTGGGAAACATGGCATCTGGTCGTTCCACGGCTCGGAGAGCAGCTACGTGCCGGGCATGGAGACGATTCTCCGGCATGCTGCTATTCGGCCTGCGGAGCCGAAAGAAGGCGGGGAGGTCGAGGTATTCATCTGTGATTCGCGTATGCCGCAGGATGAATGGCGGCCTATCGGCAGCGGTGTCGCGGCCTACGAAGCGGAGCGCTGATCCTGTACCAGTTTTTGTACCAATCGATGCGAATTCTGGAGAATCATGGCGCCTGAAAGCCTTGATTCTACTGCTCTCCAGCTCGCTAGCTATCGCCAAAAAAATCGCATGGTGATATTCGCGGTGGAGATCAACTTCTTTACCTATAGAGGACTTACGCACGCCTGGACCATGGCGATACCGGTCTGCTACCGGTCTCGGCTTTCCGCTGCGCTCCATCTGGAGCATGGGGCGATCCTGCGGGCATTCGTGGAGTGCCGCAGCCAGCGTCATGACGTGGCTGTAGCGCGATGA